CGACTCACTAAAAGCATGTATAACGAACGCCTCGGATAGCATGAACGCGGAGATCGCGCGGCTAAAGACGGAGATTGATCTGCTACGGGCTATGGTAGATCGAGTGGCTCCATTTCTCCATGCCCACAGCCAACTTGGTTTATTGGACCCTAACTTCCAACCCGAGCAGCCACCACCGTCTGGTGAAAAAGGAGGTGCATAATGGCCGAACTAGATAAATTACCTGAAGCAATTATAGGAGCACTCTTGTATGGGTCAGGGGTGTACAGGAAGAATATCGAAACCTGCCGTCGTGCATTGGAACCGCTGCGGGAAAAAATAAAAGAACAAGACGCCGAGATCGTGCGGTTGCGGAAGGTAATCAACTCAATAGCTGACAACTTATGCAAAGGTACAAGCATAACGGCCCCTGAGTGCATCAAGGAAGCACGCATGGAGGCTCTCGGCGAGCTTGCGGCTCAGTCGCAGGAACTCGACATGGGGTACTGACAATGAGCAACAAAGTTGAACGATGCTGCCTATGCGACGAGCCAACCGGACGCGCCGGCATACATGATGACTCAATCTATGCCACACTGAAAGAAGACGTTCCACCGCATCATGCTGGCGATGAAATTGGTCCGCTATGCGTAGGTTGCTTTAACCAGCTTTACGATGACGAACTAACAGATTAACCTAAAAAGAAAGCCATGTTTGACATCAACAAAGGAGGCATTGAACGGTTTGAATCATACGTGGTCAAGGCAAACGAGATGGCTGATGAGATTGTGCGATTACTGAACGAGAACGATCGGCTGAGGAACGTAATCAACACACTAGCGGAAAACCTGCGCAAAGCAAAAGGAGCCAAGCCATGACCGACAAAGACGACAACATGATCGAGATATGCGTGGCCGTTAAGGTCAACAGCGACGGTAGCTATTGGTGTAACGGCTGGGACGTGAAGCACGGAGATCAATCTCCGTTGGTGAAGCAAACATATCACGTCAAGTTCAAGGTCCCAAAACCGAAGATCATCGTAATGGACCTTGCCGACCAGTCTGTCTATCCGGCGGGGAAGATCACCTTTCCCCCAGGCATACAAGCCGGCCCGTTGGTGATTACCAAGCCCCTAGGGATGGAGGTCGCGGTAACGCCGAAACCAGACGGCGACTATATCAAGATGGGACCAGAAGAGACAACACTGGAAATACCCGCGCCGCCCGTCGTGCCGGAGGCTCTCATAGGAAGTGCAATCCCGAAGGACAAAACAAAGGCCACGGACAAGCCGGTGGTTGTTCTGCCGAAGCCAAGTCCGAAATTGCCGCCGGGGGTCATCCCATCAGTCACCGATATCACTATACGCGGCAAACATGCAGTCAGCGATGTCACGAATAAGGTTATCGGTAAACCTGGAAACAGTGGCCTAACGCGAAAATGGACGCAGTACCGTATGGAAATTGTGGCGTACATCTGCGCTAATGGACCAGCGCGTCAGGGCGAGATAGCCAAAGCATTATCCATCCCGGTAGGCAGCATGACTTCTATTATGGTCCACGAGTTCTTCGAGCAGAACGCCAATGGAGAATGGATGGTCGTGAAGTCTGAGGTTCAGGTTACGGAGCCCAGTGAATGAATACGCGGCCAGCCGGCACGCGGGCTAGTGTGTGGTTTTCTAATCCGCTGAGTTGCAAAACGGTCGGCTGGCCGCGTTTTGAACTGGGAGAAACGATGAAAATACCACGGACGACAGTAACAATAAAAGATGGAATCGCTGTAACCCCAGATGCAGGAGTTGATAGTCTGAAGGAGTTATTGGAGAAAATATACACATGAACACCACATGCACCTGCGGAACATGTATCTTCTGGCATCGAATGGAAAGCGGGGGGGTTACTCACGAAGGCGAGTGCCGAAAGAGGACGGCAGTGTACGTGCAAGACCTCATTGACGTGTGGCCATGTACATCAGAAAGCGCAGGTTGCGGCCAGCACGAGAGAGACTTCACAAAGGAATACGACACGAAAGGGTAGATCACAATGTCTGACGTATCACAAGACCCAGATCAATTAGATAAGTTCTCTGATGAATTAAAGAGAATTTACTCTATGCTCGGTCGGTACTTGCCAGGGGATAGCACCGAGGAATTCATCGAGTACCTAAAAGCATCCGATCATCCTCTTCATAGTTTTCTTTTGTGGATGTTCGTGTCTCGCGTTTGGGCGATCTATCATTCAGGCAGGCCGATGCTGTCGCATGATATCGAAGAGAGATTTATATGCGCACTGATCTCCAAGGGTGCGGAGCTTGGTATAGGCGCACACACTGGAAGGGTGCATGGAAACACTAAATGGGACGACATGCCGGATGAGGTGGATAAACGCCGGATGATAACCTGCTGGAGAAAACACGCAAAGGTCATCAGGATGCTACACGAAGAACATCAAGGTGCATCCACGGGAAAACTTGCCTCGCTGTTGAATAACATCAAGATGGCCGGCCCCAACAGGAATCTGTCGAAAAAATTCATTGGTGACGTGAAGGTCGTCTACAAAGTCCTCGGGCCTTACCTTGACATTACACTAGAGGAGTTCTACGACGATTTTAGACGAGACGGTGACCCTGACGCAGAACTTAGCATGTGGTTTGTTGTTGCTCACGTCTGGGTATTGTATCACGACCGATACATGAATGGCATTGCAATGGAGTCCGACGAAGACGAGAAGCTATTCGTCGACGCGCTGTTGACCATAACTGCCGGCACGAAATCATCCAAGGAATTTGGCGACATGCTGCCAGATTGCGTGGACATCGGTGAGTTGGTGTTGTGCGTTGGTGAGGTTCGTGATGAATTAGATCAACAGTTTAATGACACCCAGCATTCAGGTAGGCCAATGAGCGGTAGCGCAGAGAAACCCCGCTGCGACTTCTGGGAATGGGAGACCGCCTATCACCTCCACAAGCAAGCCACCAAAAGCAACCGAAAATACAAGCCACCGCCTGAGCCCGCATACTACAACGATATATTACGCAAATCCATGGAGCTTCCGCGAAGTAAACAGAACAACATCGACACAGCGAACCTACGCAGCGAGATAGCGTGGGTGAGAGGTGGAAGGCCGTACTATAAAGTGTGGCCCGCAATGCTCGACATGCTCCTAGAGAGCAAGCTGAATATTGGGTGTAATTACATCAACATGCCGTTTGAGCAATTCGTGTTACGATTTCCGAAAGAGAGTAGCTCCATAAAAAACAGCCCCAGGTCGGCTCTTGTCACGGTGATTCGACGGGCTACCTTCGGAAAGGATCGCAGAGACATGGTAATGGTTTGTTGGCGAGACGAAACGGACTACCCAGGCAGGCCAGGCGGCAGCGTCCCAAGCATGAGCTACGCCAACTTCCCGATAGAAAGCGAGTATACTATCGATGATACAATCGAAAAGATAGTGAGCGTTGACACTCCAAGCAACGATCCAGAGACAGTTGAGGGGGTCATGCGGGTTGCGATGTCGGCTACCTTCTTCGCTGTCAACAACCACGAGATCATCAGGCCAGATATTCCACGGCGATTGATTGAGAAGCACGCAAAGGCCGTCGAGTGTGGCGACGAGGGGGCACGCAAGCGATACGAGAGCAAGAACAACGGATGGCACCTCGGCGCGGACATACTCACGCCCAAGCCAATCGTAGTTGGCGAGAACGGAAGCAGCGATACCAACGGCGAGTCAAAGAGACGCCTAGAATTCAGTCACCCCAGAACCGGCTTCATGGGACTGCGGGCTTGCGGCCCCGGGCGAAGCCGTCGCGTGATGACATTCATTCGCCCGACGATAGTACGACCAGACAGGCCGCTTGGCCCAACGCGAGGACGAGGGGTAAAACAACCATGAAACCAAAATACAGTCTTACAATCGAGATTGACGATCCCGAACGCGAACTACTTCCTGTTTACATACAGATTGGCCGCGAGGGCAAACATGCCGTGACAAAAGAAATAATAGAAGGGGCCGTGTTCGCTGACTACGGAACAAAGGGAGAGCTACTTGGAGTAGAGATGCTGGAGCCCTGCGACGTGTCGGTGAAGGATATTATCTCAGAGTAAAATAACCATGGAAATAGAGGTCGTATTTTCATCTGTTCCAAAGGGATTGCAGAACCTCAAAAAGGGCGAGCGTTGCGATATCTTGTCGATGCGAGGTGGCCGTCTTCGTGTTATCAGGCACGGCGATCACGCGCCGGTGGAGTATTGGTTTACGTGGAACAAGGAAGGCCAGTGTTACGACCCGGATGAAGTGAGCGATTGAAAATGAAAGCGAGGTAGAAGTCATGGTCGCCGCCGCAAGAAGCAAGCCGTTTTCCGTGACAATCCAGCCTGATGGCTGGTTTAATCTAGGCTGGATTGACGCTATAGTAGGCAGCGAGAAACGGGAATTTTTTGATCCCGATTCACCTGTCCTGGATACTGATATCGACGCCTACGTTGATGGATATGACATGGCGAAGGAAACGCGGTTTCAAGTTCCTGGTGTGATGCGCGGAATGCGTGAGCGCAATCAGTTAGTTGTGACGTAATTAAAGGAGCCTAGGAAATGACATCGGAATTTATGGTGACGCCTTCTGGGTTGATGTACCCCCACAAAAAGGAACCAGAGAAGCAAGAGGTTGTGTTCCGCACGCCCCTGGAACTGGAGGACGAAGAACTACGCCAGAAAGCCAAGGACGGCCTATTGCTGCTCTGGGACGCCATGAGTCTATCGGAGCCGGGATCACTCTTTGATGGTAAGAAAAAGTACGCCACCTACCGCGCGGCATACGATCTACTCGGTACAATGCTGCTTGGCGATGGAGGTTACCCGGTAAAGGAGCAGTACTGCTGATGGCTAAGATATGGGAACCGATGGCTAAGGGCAACTGGGATTCAGATGCCGTGGCGGTAGCCGTTGCACCTTTGCCGCCGAACGTTCCGATTCCGTCCAAGATGCCAGTCGAGATGATGCGAATCGACAGTAAAGGCAATCTTGGGATGGCAACCACTTCTCCAGCAGCACTGCTCTATGTGAAAGGAGCATCATCGTGTCTTTAGAACGAAGGGGATTCTTAAAGTCCGTCGCGGGGTTTATCGGCTGGATAGCAACAGCGCCGCTACTGCCGAGTATTCCGATTACCACGGAGGATGTGTCGCAGTCCACTATGCCTCCACTCAGGGAACTCATGCTCATTGAGAGAATCGCCGATGGTGATAGCAATTTACCCCTTGGCAGCGTTTGGATATGGGTTGGAGAATTCATTCCGCAGGGATGGGCATTGATGGACGGCAAGCAGAACTCCGAGGCCATTGGCGGAAGCGGAGAGAATTGGATGAAAGATTTTGCTCCGCACGGTCTCGGCTGGTGAAGAGATAGCTAATGGCTAACCACAAAGACATCACAGAAGAAGAAGCGTGGGCGGAGGTCGAGCGAATCGTACCGTCTAACGAGGAGCTACTTGCGTTGGTTGCCCGGTTTCCGCCGCCGCAAGAATGGTACGACGAAGACGACTGCTGGGAAGAGACGCCAGAGGAATGAACCATGAGCCTGGCAGTAATGGACAACCAACAAAATACCGATGGAATCGGCATTACGGCTGTCACGAAGCTCAAACATGCCGACCTCTGGCGAGCCGCTAAGAAACTCGGCAGCCAGTCAGCGCTAGGGAGGCACCTTGGGTTGCATCCCAGTGAAATTGGCCTATGGATAAACTTAAGGGGGGTGCCACCATCCGAAGCAGTTGAGGGAAGTGCAAGGTGGACCGAAGATTACATAATGCAACTGGAAGGCAAGCTGCTGGCGCTGACTGGAAAATCCTGGGAAGAGTTGTTTCCGCCTGAACTCAGAAATAACACTGAATTTCTATGCTCCCAAAAAACAATCGAGAAAACGGCCTACCTCCGCGCTTCAGCGCTAGAGCATTATGCCAGAGCGACCACAGAGCGACTGTCATCTCCAGGCAATCACGATGGCGGGGATAAACTGCGAAGTGACTTGAATAGTGCCATCAAGACGCTCAGCTATCGCGAGCGCGAGATCATCAAGCTCCGTTACGGGCTGGGCGACGGTTACAGCTATACCCTGGAAGAGGTGGGGCACATTTTCAAAGTAAGTAAAGATCGTATCAGGCAAATCGAAGACAAGGCAATACGAAAGCTCCAGCAACCAAATAGAGCGGGGCTACTGGCAGACCACTTACCGGAGTTGGATAAATAACCGATGTACACTTACGGCGACCTAAAAAACGTTGTCAATAGAATGACAGACTTACAACTTTCTCGGCCCGTTCAAGTCTTGCCACCGCACACAGACGGCGACAAACCCATAGAATTGCACGCTGTCTTGGAGGTGGCTGCTATCCTGGTGATGTGTGGTCAACAGCAGACTCGAAGTTCCTACGACAATCAACACCACCCCGAAGATATTATACTGTTGACGGACCTGAATCCGTTCGACCCTGACGGCGCAATAGCCGAAGACCTAGGGAAGTGTGAGAAAATCTACCTAGGGCCACTGAGGGAATAATGCCATGGCCCACTCACGCAAAGACACCTGGACACCGGCTCCGCAGTGGTGGAAGCACCTGCGCAAGTACTGCAAGAGGATCGTGTCGAAACAAGAACGCCAAGCGGCAAAGAAACGAATCGAAAAAGGAGAATCATAATGACAAGTCGAAGAGAATTATTTTATGCAATTGCCGGGATGCCAGTAATGGTTGCATTCGGCGAACAAGTGACAAAAGCAAAAGGCGATCTCGATGTTCGACGGTTGTACACGCAGGCAGACGCCTATATTAAGGCCCAACCACTGCCGAGTACCCAGGCCGGATTCAGCGAAGTGAAGGCAGCAATGCAATCGGACGATGATTACGCATGGTCTTGGCATTGCAATGTAGCTTGTGCCGCGATGGACGAAGGAGTTGACCACAAGACGGCACAGAAGATCGCTGCACGATTCATGGGATGGGCTTTCCAGGTTGACACGGAACGTCTGGTCCAAGGCCGGACAGAATTAAACAAGGTAGTGAATAATGACGAATCGCGGAAAGCGCAAATACGCATGTCGTGATTGCGGCCATACCCAATTTGTTCATTGGGTGGAACTGAATCGTAGGGCACATCCAAGGTGTATTGCCTGCGGAGGGCTCATGGAACCGTATTCCGATGGCGCGGTAAAGGATCGGGAAATAGGCGATTCAAATATCCGCGAGCACGACGAAGGACGTGGCGATATAGTTCGCTCATAGGACGATGGGGTGTAAAATGATCGGCGTAAGCAGTGAGTCAGTGCGAGCCCTTCATGGGCCGCATCCGGTATTGAGATCACAAAGAGATCGGATAAACGATCTGGCGAAGGTGTAATAATGGCAACTGCACTCTTTGTGATATTATTACTGTCGATGACGTTCGTGGTCCTGTACTTTCTCTGCAACGTACACTTCAGGCTCGAAAGAGATTTGTCGCAAGAATACGAAGACCTTGCTGCCACTAAACGCCGATTAAAATCAGACGATTCGCTATGCTTGTGGGAAGATGAAAAAGGCAATCTACTTTACGAATGCGACCGATGCGGTTATATGGACCTACCGAAATCTAAAGTGCTTTGTCCTGAATGCGGTAAGGGATGGATGATGACGACCGTTCGTCGACTGAGAGTTGGCGAGGAATACGAAGAATGAAAGGGAGGCATATGTCCAAAATAAAACGCCGTAGCTTCATGGCCTCCATCGGCTGCGCAGTTGCCGGACTGCTTGGAGCAAAGGAAACACCTGCCGCCCATTGCACTAGCACCACAACCGTTACTTACAAGGAATACTCGTTCGAGTGCGAAAGTATACGGAAAATAGTTACCGCATCTAAAAAGGGCAATGTGTGGGAAATTACCGTTAAATGAACGCTCTTGAACTAAACGACGGACGCATCAAGCTCTGGCACGGAGACTGCATAGACGTGATGCGGGGGTTTCCTTTCGAGTCGGTCGACGCGATTGTCACCGATCCACCATACGGAATTTTTTTCATGTCAAGGGATTGGGATCACGGAGTTCCCGGAGAGCGGTTCTGGCGTAAGATGCTAACCGTGGCAAAACCTGGGGCACACCTCTTGGCCTTTGGCGGGACACGAACACACCACCGGCTGATGTGCGCTATCGAGGATGCGGGATGGGAAATCAGGGATTGCTTGATGTATTTGTACGGAAGCGGATTTCCGAAAAGTCTAGACGTGAGCAAAGCCATCGATGAGCGCCTTGGAGCGGATCGGGAAGTGGTAGGGAAACGGACAGACGGTAGATATAAGTATGGGTTCAGTGAAGATGCCAAGAGAGCAGCCGGATCAGAATGGAAAGAGAACCAGGGCTTTACTGGAGAGATGGGGCAAATCACTGCCCCCGCAACCGAACAAGCCAAGCAATGGGAAGGCTGGGGTTCAAATTTGAAGCCGGCCTATGAGCCAATCATCCTGGCACGCAAGCCACTGGAAGGCACCGTTGCCCAAAACGTACTGGAGCACGGCACTGGCGGACTTAACATAGACGGATGTCGAGTCGGCGTTTCGGAAGAAGATGACATTCACGCAAAGAACCCACACACGAAAGGTGGCTTCGGACACGCCGGCGAGTCAATCTACGGCGACAGTGATGGAGCAGATGCCTACAACCCAACTCAAGGCCGATGGCCGGCAAATATAATCCACGACGGCAGCGAAGAAGTAGTTGGAATGTTTCCTGAAACGGCTATGCAGAAAAGGTCCATGAGAGGAGAGCGGACAGGCGAAATTTACGGTGGTGGCAAAGGGTTAGGCGGTCCTGATTCAATGCGAGGACACGATGACACTGATAGTTCAGCAGCACGCTTTTTCTATTCGGCGAAATCGTCGAAGATAGAACGAGGCCCCGGCAACAATCACCCCACAGTAAAACCAATAAGTCTCTGCGAATATCTCGTCAAGCTCATCGCTCCAAAGGGCGCAGTCGTCCTTGACCCCTTCATGGGCTCCGGCTCAACCGGTATCGCCTGCCATCGCCAAGGCTGCATCTTCTGGGGTATCGAGAAAGAAAACAGCGGCGACACAAAGTACCTCGATATCGCGGTTTCCCGGCTTGAAGCAGAATTACAAAAGGCCAGTTGACAACCCTGCCGGCTTCTTGTACAACCTGGGCTCAATCCGGGTGAGTTCGCTCTTAAATAATTCTCGCGTCACCACACTGCTGGTCGAAGCCATTTCAGTGTAGCTCGCGGGATTGGCCCGGATTTTTCAATTCAAGGAATGGACCATGAAGATCATGGGCATGATCTATATCTGTACCCCAATAATTGCCGTCATCGCCATGGTGGCTGCGCCCGAGCTACTGGGGCCTTGGATGAATGCAATCTTTGCCGCAGCGGTCATAATGATTTGGGCTGGACTTGTGATTCTCAAGGCATGGAAGTATCGAGTGTGCTTAATGAACCAGTGAAGAAAGCAGCAGGGCAATTCGCTGAAGCAGACACAAAGGAGAGTAAATCACCATGACAGCCAATCTCAAGCTTGCAGTAAGGCTAAACATTGCTGGGTACTGTAAACAACACACAGCCAACGAGGCTGCAAAAAAGTATGGCGTCCCCCTTGGGGCGGTGTACGCAGCCTGCCACAAGTCCAAGGTTACGCCCCAGAAGCCCTTGCCGAACAGCCGCCTATCAAGCAAGAGCCTAGAAATACTCAAGCTTCTACTGGATGGAGAAACTGGATCGGACGTGGCCAGGAAACACAATGTCACCAGACAGTGGGTGAGCGCCATCAAAACCATGGCCATCAAGGCAGGGTTCGATTTATAGAAGGAGATGGATTCAATGCCAATCGAACATCCAGAATGGACGGTGATTACAAACATCGTCAGTCCAGAATCCGGCAAATGGATCGGTACGTGCTGGGAGTTCTTTGACGGCAAAGTCAATGCGCTAGAATGCGAAGAAAGGCACAAGGAAGCCGGAAACACGGTTGTGGTTATGCGTCCTTGGCATTACACCGACGCAAAGCACCTGGGCGCTTGCCATACCATGTCCCCTGTAAAGTTAAGTGATTTCCGCTAAGTCAAAACTCGAAAGGATTAGATCATGTACGAAAAACTCACCGATCTCGCTCGCAAGGTCTTTCAGCACGCCAACAACGATGCCAAAGACCGCAACCACGAATACATCGGCACGGAGCATATTCTGATGGGTTTGGTTAAAGAACCCAATGGGGCCTGTGTGATCCTGAAGAAAATAAAGATCGATATCAATGAAATCAGGAGCAAAGTAAACGAGTTGGTTGAGAATGGAATCGAGATGGTAACCATCGGCAAGGTTCCACATACGCCACGCGCGAAAAAGGTTATCGAGTACTCCATGAAGGAGGCGAGCGACTTAAACCACAACTTCCTTGGAACTGAGCACATCTTACTGGGGTTGCTGCGGGAAACAGAAGGCATCGCTGCCCACGTCCTAAAATCTGTCGGGGTGTTTGCGTCAGCAGTAAGGAGCTACATGGATACCAATCCAGAGCTTAATCCAGAACCAATACCATCCAACGAAGACAAGCCCATTAGAGTCGAGATACTATGGAATGATTCCGGAACAAAAAGAATAGCCGAGGAGATAAAAGCAAGCCACGATTTCGACATGGTGAAAAACCTAAAGAACGCCTACCTGAATGGAGTGCGAGATACGCTCGTCGACCTGTCATCCAAAATCAACAGTCTTACTTCAGAAATAGACGACATGTACAAAGCCCCAACCGTAACGTAACAAGGGAAATGGGTTTACCGTAGTGGGTTTGACGAATCCTGCATCACCAAGTGGATCGACTGAATTATGAAAACAGTGTGCGTAGACCTTGACGGGGTTCTAGCTGAATACGGCGGCTGGAAGGGGGTTCAACATATCGGAGACCCAATCCCCGGAGCCCGTGAGTTCATGGCGGCGCTCTATGACATTCCCATAAAATTATGCGTGTGGACAACTCGCACGAATCCTGTCGTCAATAAAGATTCTAAGCTTAGCGACCGTGAACTTTCATTTTTCGTAGACGACTGGCTCACTAAGCACGACATCATTTTTGATTACGTCGCATACGGGGCAGGTAAGCCCCTAGCTTGTGCCTACGTCGACGACAGGGCCGTCGTGTGCCGGCCAACGAAGGACGTGGAAAACCAGGACTACGACACGGCGCTGGCTATGTGCAGGGGGCTGGCTGCTGGACATCCACTTGGGGCGCAGGGAAGATATCCACAGGGACCTGCCTACGAGGACGATGAAGGCAATCTTCATTTAACTGTGGTAGCAAACAAAGAGAAGGACATCGTAAGAATGGACTTCGGAAAGCCGGTGGGGTGGATTGGTATGAGTAAAGTAGAGGCAATTGAAATGGCAGGCATGTTACTCAAACAGGCAAGGGAACTAAAATGAATACGCTTGTACTTTGTGTCGGGCTTCCGAGAAGCGGGAAAAGCACCTGGTCAAAAGAGCAGGGCCATCCAATAGTCTGTCCAGACGCAATCAGGTTGGCGCTACACGGACAGCCATTTATTGGATTGGCCGAGCCATTTGTGTGGGCAATTGCCAAGGTGATGGCGCGAGCTTTGTTTTTGGCCGGGCACTCGACAGTGATTCTCGATTCCACGAATACCACAAAGAAAAGGCGCGACGAATGGAAATCCGATAACTGGATCAGAAAGTACGAGATTTTCACACTTGGAAAAGAGCCATGCAAGCAGCGCGTTCTTCAGTCTGGCGCAACAGAAGAACATAAACTAGGGTTGATCGAAGCGATTGAACGAATGACTGACCAATACGAACCAATCACACCAGAAGAACAAGACACTTAATCAACACCTAACCAGACAAGAACAACCTGATTCCTTTGGTGGCGCAAAATCGAATAGTAAAAAACTATTTAATACCATATTTCGCGGCATAATACAACTAGCCACCAACCCCATGGTGGCATTTTTTATTGGGATTGTCAGTAACCCCCCCATTTCGGTAAAATGCTTTCGAGAACCATTTACAGGGCTGTTCCACTGCCACCCGTTGCGGATTTCTCGCAGGCTGGGATTAGATACGTTCCTAGCCCAGTTAGGGTGGGGGTTTTATCGAGAGCCATCTACATGCCGGAAAATGTAAACCCCAGGCTGATATCTACGGCGGAGTGCGCTCGCCGTCTCGGGATCGATCCACGGACAGCTAAGTCTTGGCGTGATTGCGGCAAGATCGTCTCAGTGATACTCCCCGATGGGTCTATAAGGGTCCCAGAATCCGAGATTGTCCGACTGACTACCGGTACGGACTTACGTAAATATCTAATCGACAACGGATGGACGAACGGACAAGCCAAGGGCCTTTGGAATAAAGAAAAGAACTCAGATTGCGAAATGGCGGAAGCCATAAGCATCCAAAGGCGATGTGATTCAATCCACTAAGAGGTGACCCCATGCCCCAATCAGCCCCGTCCCAGATCATCGAATCCACCAGCGCCCCAGGCGTCACTGACGACTCCTCGACGCTATCCGTCAGCAAGGGCATCTATTGGCACAACGCCACGGACGACACCTATTACGTGTGCCTTGACGCAACCGTCGGCGCGGCAACCTGGGTCAACCTGACTTCTCTGTCTATCGGCGGGACGATTGGCGGCAATCTGATAATCACCGGCAACCTGACTGTCACTGGAACCACCACGAGCGTTGTCAACACGACCACGACCGGCACGGTGATAATAGACGTGGCCAACGCCGACGCGCTATCGGTGGGGCCTAACGGCGCGACCAACCCCACATTACAGGTTGATACTGCCACGACCAGTGCGGCCACGGGATTGGCCGTGACGGGGGCTGCTGCGGCTGGTGGCGTGGCACTGACTGTGTTGAGCAGCGGGACCAATGAGGATTTGAGTGTTGATGCCAAGGGATCTGGGGATTTGATTCTTCAAAACACGGGTACAGGTAATGTAGGAATCAATATATCGTCACCTGCGGAAAAGCTCCACATTCTAGGTGCTAATTCGGCCATACAGTTTAGTGGAGGAGGCCCGTATAGCTTAAAATCGGATGGTGCTTTGATTATAGATATTGACAGCAACGACAATGATACTAGCAGTTATTTCGAGGTGCAGAACAACGGAAGTGACTCTTTGATGAGGATTGTTGATGACGGAAATTTCGGCATCAATATAACCGCACCTACTGGTCAATTACACATAGATCAATCTTCTTCTAGTGGAGCAAAACCAGTATTACGTTTAGATCAGGGTGATATAGATGATACATTTGTTGATTACATAGGTACATCTGCGGCTGATGGTACTCGTAGTATAAGTTCTGACACTACAGAAGACTCTGCTAAATTTGGAGCATTCAGAGTTGAAATAAATGGAGTAGTGAAATGGGTTCGCGTATATGATGATCATTCTTAATAAGGAGAAGCGAAGATGAAGACATTGGAGCTTACGAAGCAGCAGGCACGTCATTTGGTGATGAGCCTGGAGGGGAACGGCAATGGGTTTAACATCGGGAAACTTCGGAAGCTAAGTTCGTTGATTGACAAACTCTGCGAACGGATCACCGAATTCTCCAACGAGATCGAAAGGATAGCGCGTACTAACTCGGGCGATAGTGCAGTTCGTGACGACCTTCTGGATACACTCACCAACACAGACGGCCAGGACCCGGTTGACTGCATTCTTGAGGACGCCGAATACGATTTACTCAAGGAACTGTGGGGCACCTTGCAGTTCTCGGCAAACAGGCACGCCCGTATCATTGTGCTAAGCATAGATCGTGCGATAACTGGCGCAAGGACTCCCGAGAAGGAAGCCGAAAAAGAGAAAGTCTCCTAATATGCCTCCACCCACAAGACTCGACGAGACTCCCGCCGGATGGATTAGAGGTTCGTTTGGCGGTCGGGTTGTGTTTCTGATTGACAGCTTCTTGCCTCTATCCCGTGATGCCGAAACGATGAAACTGACGACTGAATTGCCGGTCGGTGACGTGGACAAACAGTATTGGGTCTTCAGTGTGCCGAAGAACTTTCTTCGCATCATCAGCGACGTGTTCACGGTGGTGCAGGTAAATCTGGCAGTCAAGGCATTCGGTTTCGATTCCTACGATGATGCCGAGCAGAAATACGAATACCTGGCAAAGCCTGACTCTGGAGTGCCTTCCGTAAAGCGGGGCCTCGGAGGATTGTTGCAAATCGGCAGAAAAGACTAAACTTGGGAGCGTAGCAAATGGCAACATCAAGATGGCTAGGTCGAGCGCTCGACGTGAAGCAGGTTGACACTATAACTGTTGCGAATACATGGGCCACGGCGGACACCTGTACGATCACAATCAACACGCGAGACTTAGTTCTTACGGTTGGCAGCGATACCACCACGGCTAACGTTGCTCTAGCTATTCAGGAAATGATTAGCGGAACCACTCAAACTGGAACCGGCAATCATACCTTCTCTGATACCGGCGATAATATTGCTGAATTCAGCGAGCTTGTAGCAACCGTGTCTGGTTCCGTTGTTACTTTGACTGCGGCAACTGCTGGTGTTCCATTCACGCTAACTGTTGTCGAGGTTACAGCCGGCAGCGGTACGTCAGTCGAGGCCACGGCCACGGCAGCGGACGGCAAGAACTTCTACAACAACATCAACAATTGGTCTGAAGGTTCTGTTCCTGCGGCTTCAGACGACGTGTTTATCGACAACATCGCCGTGAGTATCCTGTACGGGCTGTCTAATGCCGGCGCGACCTTGACTAGCCTAACCATCGGAAAGAACTTCACTGGCACCATCGGCCTGCCCAGAACTAGCTCGGGAGGCTACTCGGAATACCGAAACGAATACCTTGCCATCGATTGCACCACAGTGACGATTGGTCGCGGACAAGGAATCGGCAGCGGTAGAATCAGGCTCGACTTAGGAACTGTTGCTACAACTGTAGAGATATTCGACACCGGCAGTGGCCTGGAGTCGAGTGACGGACTTCCTGCCATCTTGCTTTTGGGTAGCAATGCAGCCAACACCATTGAGATTCACAACGGCAGCGCTGGCATTGCGTACCTAGGCGGCGAGACAGCCACTTGGGATACACTTCTCGTATCTGGCGGCGAACTGAAATGCGGTAAGGGCGCAACCCTGGATAGTTCCGGCAGCGCCATCACGCAAAGTGGCGGCAGCATGGAGATCAACTCCAACATCCTCGGCCTTACCCAAAAAGGCGGCTTTGCATTGTTCAATGGCTCGGGCACGGTCACTACGTTCACCCAGAGCATTGGTGCATCGATCAAGTATCTATCCAGCGGCACGATCACCACGCTTACATGTGCCGGTCTATTCGACAGTACCGGCGACTTGTCGGCACTGACGATCACCAACTGCACGGTCAACCTGGGCGGTGAGATCGTTGACCGACCGGGCCTTGTCACCTACACGAACAACACCATAAAAGGCAGCGACGTAAGGTCCCTCCGGGCTGCCTAGTGGCCTTACTCGCATACACACTAGTGCATATTATACACAGAAAAGTTGGCGAAAACTGACGTTTGGCAAGTCAGGTAACATTTTTCAACGAGACGTATAGACTTACAACGAATTTTCCCCTGCATGTGGGGGATAGGGTATCATGGCCAAAAACAACCCAAATGAGCACCATGAGCCACCACAGCTAGGGTTAGGTGGCGAGACGGTCACCGATGAGCCAGAAGCCGACAAAATACCCCCTCGGCCCTTGATGCCAGCGGGCACTCAGTTCGTGCTCTACTATCCACCCGAGTTTGAAACCAAGGCAATGGAGATTTGCCACTCACTCTTAACTGGAAAGAGCGTAATGATACCATCTGTGCGTGATGAACACGGACGCAGAACGTGGGAAGTTTTACCGTTGACAAGTACCGGGCAATCTTGTACAAATACGGATCAAGCAGCGGCCACTATCGAGAGTGCCCGGAATCAGGTTAAAGAAATGGGCGATAAGGTGGCCAACTTAAAATCATCGCCAGTAGCATAGAAGAAGGAAACACGGGCGCAATGGACTCGTCCCAACGAACGCCACGGATGCTCTATCGGCTCTGGTATCTATGCCGGGCTTGCAATGAAACCTTCTCGGTTTTATCTACTGTTCCCCCTGATGTTTCTCCGCGCGAGCATTGGCATCAGTGCGACGAAAACATTCATTACAAGTACAGAGAAAATCACCCTTGCTGGACCAGGGCTGGCTTGGCGGACTTAGTATCTTTGGAAGTAGAGCCAGTGAACCCACCCGCCGAAGAACCAGAACCACCAATGACTGGCGTAGAGCGGATCGCAAAGGAACTCAAAAGGCAGATTGAAGAAGATGGTTATAAACCAAAGGAGAATGACATGAAACCATTCACAGAAAACTGGAACGACAAAGACGGCAACCCAGGCGGTGGAGTAGCATCAGGCCGAGGGTTTGCAATCAGTTGGCAGAACGGGCCACTAGGCTCAGACATAGAAGGCGCGGATGACCTCGAACCAAACGGCGCGCAGGTAGAGGACGTGATTGAAGCGTTAATCGAAAGACTTAGGTTCTTTCAGGACAGTAAGTTTCATTGCACAGAAAACATGGAAGCGATTGAAGGCTTGTTGGCGGCAAAGGTGGCCCTTTACAAGCGAACTTCCGAACGCAAAAAAAGAGGCGTCGAAGGAAAATACGAAGCCTAATCACGGAAAGAAAAATGGACATTGCACTTAGGGATATGTTTGCTGGCCTTGCATTGGCTGGCGAGTTGGCGGCCCAATTTGACAACGAGACCAGTCGGCTGATGTGGGAAAAAGGCGATTACCAAAAACTAGCGGAGAGTTGCTACGACATAGCCGACGCCATGGTGGCTGAGAGAGAAAAGAAGGACAAAACCAACGAGGTGGTGATCCCCGAAGGTCCTACCTCTTTGCAGAAGAACTGCATCAGCTATTGGCTGCCAAAGCTCGCGGAAAACACAAACATTCGCATTCCAGAAACCCACATCATGCGGACGGATTGCGAAATCGGTAGATGCCTCGAAGGCAACATAGACAGCCTTTCCTTTCAGACTTTTCTCAAGTCCCTCGGGAAACTCTGTGATCTGATAGGCTACCCGTGCTTCCTTCGCACCGGCCAGACATCCGGCAAGCACGACTGGAAAGACACTTGCTGCCTAAATTCCAAGGGTAACCTCACGGGTAACGTCCTTGCACTCTCCGAGTTTTCAGAATGCGCTGGATTTATTGGACTACCATACGACGTGTGGGCCGTGCGTGAAATGCTTCCGACAGTCCCACTCTTTCACGCATTCCACGGCAAGATGCCTATCACCGAAGAGTATCGTTTCTTTTCGATCAACGGCAAAATTCAATGCCGACATCCGTACTGGCCAGCGAGTTGCATTCGTGAACCGTCCGTGGATGATTGGAAAGAAAAGCTAGAGGCGGCATACGCGACTGGTACAGAGCAAGGTGAGGCATTTATGCAAGCCTCGCTGGCCATTGAGGCAGTGCCCGGTGACGACTGGTCGGTAGACGTACTGTGGACAGAGAATGGTTGGTACGTCATCGGCATGGCCCTGGCAGACCAGAGTTACCACGATCCATCGTGTGTATTCGCGCCAGGCAAAGAAGAAATGGCAGAGCCTATTCCAGCACCGAAAGGGTAGCCGCATGAACGAAAACGAAAGCGATCCAATATCGCAACTTCTCAATCAAATACCATGCCCACGAGAAATGCGAAAGGAAATCCGCAAGAGCGAAATCGACACACGCAGGGCAAAATTAAGGAACACGATATTGCGGCACCTTCTTTACATTTCCGAGCTAATTGAAAAAGACCAAAAGGCACAGGAAAGAAAAAAGAAGGCAAGCGAAAAGGAATGACAGAATGGAAAAGAATGCTCAACAAAAAGTAGACCCTGCCGTTGCCGTGCATGTAGACGACGAAAGGGTTACGCACATCATCATCCTGCAGACCGTCGAAGTAAACGGAGCGACATGCACAAGGGACGAGGCCGTGATGGAACTCCGCAACATCTTGCAGTCACAAAAAAGTAAACTTGGATTTACTATCTGCGGCTACAGGACTCTTGGCGAAGAACACCGACAGTTTGAAGAGGAATGGGCCGAGAGAAAAAAACTAAAAGAGATGGGGCTACTTGCGAGGCTCAAAAGGTTCTTGTACAACCCCATTGGCAACAGACCACCAGTACAACCATAAGTCGAGAAGCAATGCCCAATTACAAACCACATCCAGTAGCCGACATCTTCCCTCTCATGGAAGGCGAGCCCTTCGATAGTCTCGTGGAGGACATCAAAGCCAACGGACTCTTGGACCCCATTGAATTGCTGGATAACAAGATTATCGACGGACGCAATCGCTACAGCGCATGCAAGAAGGCCGGCGTTGAGCCCCGATTCAAAGACGCCGAGTTCAGCGGCTCACCGGTAGCCTACGCTATGTCTAAGAACCTCCATCGCCGCCACCTAGACGAAAGCCAACGCGGCATGGCCGGAGCCCGAGCATTGCCGCTATTCGAGGCCGAGGCAAAAGAGCGGCAGAAGGAACACGGAGGTACGGCACCGGGCAAGAAGAAAACACTTAGCGCCGCGCGGCCCCAAGTGAAGAAAGGCACGGGCAAAGCCGCTTCCCACGCAGCCAAGGCCGTAAACGCATCTGGTCGTTCAGTAGTACGGGCCACGAAGATACTCAAGACCGCATCTGAGGAAGTTGTTCAGGCCATTGAAAAGGGGGACCTCAAATTGTTTACAGCAGAAAGCCTTGTCACACTCCCAAAGGCAGCACAGCGCAAGGCCATTAGAGGCGGCAAGAAGGCCGTCAGTAAGGCAGTTAAGAAGGCTAAAAAGGCACCCCCAAAAACCAGAATAAATAACACCGAGGTTGCGCGTGAGGAGCTAATCGGCAACGCCCTCAAATCACTCGATACGATAATCCGAGAGATCAAAAAACGCGGGAAACTTAGCGAGAAAATACGTGGGAGCGCGACACGCAAACTCCAATCGGCAAAGGAGTTTGTAAAAGAGTCTAAGATTGTACTCTAATCACCATCACTCAACGCAAAGGACCACCCCCATGACCACGGACATCAAAGTCAAAGTTTCTCGGAATGGAAGCCGGAAGTATTTTATGATGTATTACGACGATCCTGTCACCGGCAACCGAAAGCAGCGATCCACCAGACAAACCACAAAGAGCAGAGCCGAGAGATCGGCTGGAGTATGGGAATCGGAATTGAAGGACGCTGGTGTCGTCGAGAGCAAGACGTGGATGAGACTAGAGAGGATCACTCCCAAAAAAGCCAGAGAGTGGCTCGATGCAATGGGTCCCAACCGAAATATCTCCAAGAGGACGGTCAGTGAATACCTTGACGCCATAAGAAACGAAGAATGGTGTGTCGATGGTAATACAATCAAGTTTGGGATAAACGGAGTCTTGATTGACGGCCAACATCGCCTCCTGGCTATCGAGCAATCTGGAGTTTCGGTTATGTCGTGGGTTTGCCGTGGACTTTCTGTCGCGGCCTACGATGTGCTAGATCAAGGAAAGGTACGCAGCACGGCAGATGGTTTTCGACGAGAGAATGAACCAAACGCAACGGCTTTAGCCAGCGCCGTGCGGTGGATACACAACTACAGAGACGGGGTAATTCAGTCTAGCGGTCGATTGCGGCAAGTTGTAGCAAACAACCTTCGTGACGCACACCCTGGAATCCGCGAAAGCGTTTCATTCTGCGCGATATCTAGCCAGAGGAGAATTGTTGCTATAGGTGTGTCGGCGTGCCTGCATTACTTATTCTCAATAGTCGATAAGGACATGGCAGATGAATTTTGGAGAGGCGTCTTAACCGGAGAGGGGCTCAAAAAAACAGACCCGGCACTCACACTTCGCAACAAGCTCATCAATAACAAGATATCGAAGTCTACGATGTCGCAGGGGCACCAGTGGGTTATTTCCATTAAGGCATGGAATTGCATGAGAAGTGGACTTAAATGCAAGTCCCTTAGGGTTGGTGCCGAGGAATCGATACCGAAAATCATGTGACACACCAATTCGAGAAGTCCTTTTAGCTAACTACAAAAGGAATCAATAAATGCGAATCTTATTTCTGCTGCCGTCGTGTAACTACGGCGGTCCCGAGCGTTTCGTATCGACGCTCATCAATCACTTCCAGTACGCCGAAACTGCCGGCGTTGTGTTCGTGACGAATTACGTCAACCCGAGCGTTTACAGCGACTTTGCGCAGCTAACCAACGTCTACAAGGCAACAGGAACCATAGCCGAGTGCCGAGACGTTATCGCGGAGGCATCCAAGGACGCCGACGTGATTATCAGCAACGGAATACCAGACCTACTCGTGCTCACCAGAGACATTGACCTACCGAAGATAGCAGTCAGCCATTGCAGCCACGAATGGGCAGAGCAAACGGCTAAAGTCGTCCACCAAGAGGCCCTCGGTGCCGATGTGCTCATTGGAGTAAGCGGCCCGGCCTATCTGTCGTTCCCTGAACACATGCAGCAACAGGCCAGCATCATTCCCCTGGGAGTGGATATCGAACATGCAGTGCCTAGGTTTGGTGCCAAAAACCAGCGCAAAGCGTGGCAGATACCGGAGAACAAAAAGATCGCTCTGTTTCTGGGACGCATGGCTGAAGTAAAGCGTCCCCACGTCCTCGTGAATGCCATGCCATACCTGCCTGACTGGGTTGCGGTATTTGTCGGCGATGGTCCAGTTAAGAAACGCATCCAGCGTATGGTTGCTCGTGGAGGATTGGACGACAAGGTTTTATTTAGTCCACCAGTGCCTCACGTTGGAGACGTGCTTGACGCAGCGGACGTGCTTGTGGTCCCATCGGAGAGTGAGGCCATGCCTACGGCTGTCCTTGAAGCATGGTCGGCGGAGGTTCCGGTAGCCATGACGAGATGTGAGTTCGCCAAAGAGATTGAAGCTCGCCACGGTCCAATGCTACTAAAGACATTCCAAAAGGATGCCGGTCCAAAGACGGTTGCCAAGATTATCGAGGCGGCGGAAAGGGACCAGGGACGCACAGCAGAGTACGCGCTGGATGCTGTTCGAGATTGCTACACGGCCAGCGCCATGGCAATGCGATGGGAAACACACCTAAACAAAGTCATGTCAACGTGGATGAACTCCGTGCTATCGCCTTCGAGGGCATTCGCTGCACCCAAGGCCGGCAAAAAGAAGCTCCATGTCATCTGGGACACGAAAGGGTGGGCCTACTATCACAGAGCCAAGGCACTCGAAAAGTATGCACCCGACGACTGGGAGGTCACGTCGAGCAATGAACTGCCATACAACCTGGAATCATACGACATCGTGCTTTTGCTTCGATGCGATGTCGTTCACGTGGTAGCCGAAAGAATATTCACCCACGCCCCGCACGTAGTTCTGGTTGGTGGAGTAAATGTAGGACCAGGACGAGATGAGCACGCGGATGCAGTGGAGAGATGCTGTCCGTACATCATCCACAACAACAAAAAAAGTTGGGATACGAGAATCGAGAACCCCATCCCCGGGCGCAGGCACTACTGGATCAGCAACGGCGTCGACTTGCAGACATTCTTCCCTACTGTCCCGATTGAGAAGAGACAAGAAAGGGTTCTCTGGATGGGATCGGAATACCACAAAGAGCTAAAGGGGTTTTCGGTCATTTCCCAAGTGGATCACATACTGCTATCCAGGGGGATCACAACCGATATTCAACTGGTTGATTCCTCCAATCCCCCGTGGTCTCACGAGAGGATGCGAGAGTGGTACAATACCGGCAGCCTGTTCGCTGTACTCAGCCAGTCGGAAGGCACGCCTAACCCGGCTCTGGAGGCCGCTGCTTGCGGCTGTGGGCTCGTGGCAACTGAGGTCGGGAATATCCCCGAACTCATAAACAGGGACGAGACAGGCCAGATAGTGCCTCCTAACGGGGTGGTTCCCTTGAGTAACCTGGAGCCGGAATACGTCGCGGATCAGATAGGGTATGCAATGGATTTGCGACATGAACTCAGTAAGAACATCCAAAATACCATCAAGTTAAATGGGTGGGCCTGGGCAGATCGCTCTCGCAGGTACTTTGACTTGTTTAATCACATCCTGGCAGCCGACCCACCCCCAATGGAATGGAATTTGGCTATGTTAGGGACACCGGAACCGGTAACGCCGATAGAGGAAAAATGAGCACTGCACTTACCATCAAAAAACTTCTCAACGAATTGGTCCCCATGGATGAAGCCAAGTCGTTCTTGGCTTCTGTATCCGACATCAGCCAGGTTGCTAACTTCACCAAGGCCATTGAAGCGGCCAAGATGATCGACGGTAAGAATGCCGAGCGGCGGAATTATTGGGGGGAGTTGGCGATCTGGAGCACCAAACGGCTGGGGCAATTGATAATAGATGGGCAGAAGAAAGGGGAGATCGACAAGGCTGGCGGCAACAGAAAATCATTATCGCACGATGCGATAATGAAACTCGACGACCTTGGCATCAAACCGGATCAATCAGCCCGCGCCCAGAAGATAGCAGCCATCCCAGACAAAACGATCAAGCAGTACGCTAAACAGCAGCAGGAAGTTGACGCGGACCAAGAAGTCGGTAAGGCAGGCTTGTTGCGATTCATCGGCTCTGGTGGAATCCTGGCCACCAAGCATGGCAATGACGTGATCGAGTGGTACACGCCACCCGCCCATATCGAGGCAGTCCGCGAGGTAATGGGCTCGATTGATTGCGACCCGGCCAGCAGCGCCTTCGCGCAAAAAACAGTTCAGGCAGGTGTTTATTACACAGCCAAGGACAGCGGATTAGATCACGAATGGAGCGGCAATGTATTCCTGAATCCACCATTCAAGACTCCATTGATTTCGCAATTCGTTGATGGCCTTTGCGCTGAACTAGAATCAGGAAATGTCAAACAAGCAATACTACTCACCAACAATAACACGGACACTAAATGGTGGCATCAGGCGGCGACGTTAGCGGATGCTGTGTGTTTCACGGAAGGACGGATTAAGTTTTACAACGCCGCTGGAGAATGGTCATCTCCCACCAACGGCCAGACGCTCTTTTACTTTGGAAACAAGGCAACGAAGTTTACTAGTGTCTTTGCAAGTATCGGGATCGTGCTATCATGCAAACCGTGAAAACGAAAATACAAAAAAGCGCCGTGGCATTCCGGGATACGGTATGGCCAGAGATAAGTAAATTCCTGGGCGGCGGAAGGATCGTTGCTGTCGAGTCGGTTGTGGATCGGGATTTCTTCAATCAATATCTCGATGCCTACAGCGGGATCGATACATGGCATGTCGATGACGACAAGAGCCGAATACGCGGATTGGCAATAAGGGTTCAGCGGACGAAGAAGCTATTTGAGTCACTGACCATCCGATTTCAGCGTCAGAGTGGACGAGACACCGAGATACACAAAAGATTGGCTGCAATAAACAGTCCAGAGCAGGGATGGCTTTGTCCTTCTTTGATTGTACACGCCTACTGCCACCCAGTTGCGCAAGATGAATACGGAAGCCTCCGCGCTGTTGCTATAGCAAGGACGGCAGATGTTATACGGATCATAGCAAACGGAAACCAAGGTACATCTTGGCGAGATACTGGAGATTGGTATCTGGACACAACCTCCATGAAATGGGGAAACTCAGACAGCACGCAATTTGCCGTTGTGCCCATAGAAACATTAAGAAAGCAGAACATTAAACACAAATGGATTTTATATGACCACCACAATAGAGATATCCAAAGAGGAGATGATTAAGATCATCCAGTCCTGGCTATCAGAAAAACAAACAGAGCAACTGAAAATCAAAGTCCCAAAGGTTGTAGACGTGGTAACCGAATGCGTCCATTGTGGGTGCGTAAACTACAACGTATCCATTCCATTTCAGGTAACCCTTGAAGAATAAGGTGCGACTGGCTGGAATTGGATAAATGCCGTGAGCGAGACGAGTGCCTTGAGAAACTTCGCAAACTAGGAATCGTAGAGAAAGAAAAATGAATAAAATAGCCGACCGCCCATCGCAAAGCCACCCACCCGGTATTGGCGATCCCTCAGCAGTCGATCACCCAGCGCATTATAACCAAGGAAAGCATGAGCCCATCGACGTTATCGAAGACTGGAAACTCGATTTCCACTTGGGTAATGTCATAAAATACATTGCCAGATCAGAACACAAAGGGAACCAACTCAAGGACCTAGAAAAGGCCATGTGGTATCTCGACAGAAAGATCAAAGCACATAAACGCGAGCTATCTAACGACTAATGCGATCACTTGCCTCCCTGGCCACGAGCACGGTGCCCGGTCGGACTCATAACCCAACCGGTTGAAGTTCGAGCCTTCTGCGTGGCCGGGGTTTTTGTTTGTTCATCACCATAAAGGATACTGTCATGGCTAGAGTAAACTGGCTAAGAGACCCGATACTTGAATGGAAAATCAAGAACACTTTCTCGATGTCGTACAGGTTTATTAAGGGAGTTGATGTCAGGAAAATCGACATCGAGTCCAGCAAAGAAAATCAAGCAAGGACCGAAGGGGATGTTATAATCGAAGATGAAGTGTTAGATCATGCAAGAAACATGGAACAAGGAAACGCTTACACTCCATTGGTCCTGGTTCCAGTAAAGAACAGCAGATATCAATACATTATAATCGACGGCAATCAGAGGTATCACGGAATCCAGTACTACGACCCTGATTCCAACGCGACGATTGACGCATACGTCATAACAACCAAAGACAAGGCCAAGGTTGCCTGCTTAACGAGACTCTTGAACTCCACCGAGATAAGAAAACTCCCGACCAAGGATTCGACTGCCATTCAGATCATTCAGACAGTAAACGATTTCCCTGAGACTACCGTGGATGAGCTATGCCTCAAAACCCACATGAAGCGGGATTACGTAATGCGTCACAAGCGAGCACAGGAAGTAACCATTGAACTTGCTAAGCGACGAATTGACATCTCAGGGCATTCGATTGCGACTAAGAATGATATTGGTAAAATCAGAAACCTGAACGCAATGTGCCAAGCAGGGGCGCTTGTGGTGGCGTATGGCCTATCCAGTCTACACGCGAAAGAATTGGTCGATGAGGTCAACTCCAAGAGAACAGAGAATGCACAGATGGCCACACTAGAAGAAGCAGATGCAAGATACAACGATCAGATTCGAGTGACTCGAAAGCCTGGAAAAGATATAGGGAAGGTTAAGATTGCGGCACCTGCGTACATCAACCTAAACCAAAAGATGCACTCTGCATTCGTGTTTCTCACGAAGTACGGCACGAGGGGTAAGCTCGGAATAAAAACAAAAGATGGACTTGCTAAAGTCAGGAAAGAATGGAGTCAACTTCGCAAGTGCATGGACAATCTACTAAAGTAAAATACCCATGACGCAAGGCGGAAGAAACGCGGCTACTCGTAGCTTTAGATTAAGCCAGGGGATATTGTCCTTCTTGACTGATCGTAAGTGGCATTACTCTACGGAGGTGATGGCCGAAGCAAGGATTTATATAACAGCCGAACGGGCAGTAAGGAGGGCAGAGAATTTAATCAAGAAAGGGAAGCATAAAAGCGCCCCGGATATAGTAGCCAAGATTGACATTGGCATGAAGAAAATTATAGTCGATAGAATAAACCAACTTCGCCGGCAGGGTCATGTTAAAGTAAAGGGATACTGGCCTGACACTATGACAATAATCACTGAACATGGAATAAGTGAACATGGAAAATACATAGCACGGAAAGATAATCGAGAATGAATCCAATAATCTCAGAGTTCAATGAATGCAGCAGCCATACATTGATCCATGGCTCGTGTCCACCTGCGATGAACGAGATACCAGACGAGAGTATCCACGTCTGCGTGACCTCGCCGCCTTATTGGGCAATGAGAAAGTATTCGGATACCGAACCTGTTGATTTTGGTGATGGATGGACAGAGCACCTTGGACAAGAATCAGATGCAGACATTTACGTCACGCATTTGGTGCAGATATTCAAGGAGGTAAATCGAGTCCTTCGAGACGATGGATTGTTGTTCCTGAATATCGGAGACACTCATAAAAAAGGAAGCCTCGATGGTATCCCGTGGAAGGTAGCCGAGAGGATGAAGCCAGGTTGGTTCCTTCGGCAGGAAATACAATGGTGCAAAAAAAGTCCGATGCCACAAAGCATGTCCGGTTCATGTTGGGAGAAGTGCTGCGGAAACTGCGAAAAGTGCATTCCCTATAACGGATACAAGTACAGCCTTAACGCAGGCAGGCCAACGACAGCGCACGAAGTGGTATTCATGTTCTCCAAGTCCGAGAACTACTTTTACAATCAGGAGTCAAACAGAGTCGCCAGCAAAGAACCACCGGCAAGTGGAGGCGTGAGTTCCAGCGGATACGACAAAGAAAAACACAAGGGCAGAACCGAAGCACTCGCAAGACCCCCAGCGACAACGCAAGACCGAGAATACAACCCCCGAGGCAGAAACCTCTGGTCATACTGGACCGACATATCGCATCGTGGTGGATTCAAAGGCAAGCACTTTGCCACAATGCCCATAGACCTAGCCGTCAGGTTAATTAGACTCGGGACAAGCGAGGCCGGGTGTTGCCCAGAGTGTGGAGATCAGTTTGCTCCGGTCGTATCCAAGCGGCGGCGGGCCACTAGGTCTGGCGACCAAAACAAACGAAAGGATGCAGGTAAGGAGGCGGGAAACGTAGACCACAAGAGACATGTCACGGACACGCTAGTTGAGGCGTGGTGGCCAACATGTAAGTGCGATGCTGCGGCAGACGAGGCACCATGCAGGGTACTTGATCCATTTGCTGGCGTGTGTACAACAGGCTTAGCTGCCAAGGCGTTGGGCCATGTATTCACCGGAGTGGAGCCTAGTGAAGAATACCTCTTGCTTGGCATCGACAGAATGAACAAGCCTTTCTCTCGGCCTAAGATTGCACCGATAAAACAACATGGCTCACTCCCTGGGCAATTGAGTTTATTCCCGTGAACAAATACGAATACCGAATCATGTGCCCCGGAGACTCCCACGAGGTATCTATATTAGATGCGTCGTCATTTGGTGAACACTGGGATAAGGATAAGTTCGAGGAGGAAGTGTCTTTAGGTAGATCGGTTGGAATGATTGCAACACACAAGGAGAAGATCGTCGGTTTCATTATGTGGAAGACAAAGCCATTCACAACAATCTCAATCATTGCCGTACATGAACGCCACCGAAGAAAGGGTATCGGTATAAATCTGGTTTTCAATTCAAGCAGGATGGACTGGCCTGAGTACTTCGTAAGTCCATACGAAATGGTAACCATCCACGTAGAGACGACCAATCACACAGCGCAGCGCTTCTGGAATAAGCTAGGGTTCGCCAAGTTCTCGACCATACCCGAGTACTACGGAGACAATAGGAATGCCAACCTAATGCGTTGCATAGCAGGTAATATCCTGGAGCCGACAAAATGAAATCAAAGCACGCAAGAATCCGAGCCCAGCAATGCCTGCAACTTGCAACCGCGTCCAATTGCCCACGGAGGCAGTTTGGATCGCTGCTGCTTGATCCGGTTAGGAATGTTGTGGTAATGGACGGATACAACGGGGGACCAAGGGGCGGGTCATCTCTTTGTGGCGGCGAGGAGACGTGCCTGCGGACAGAGAACGACTACCACTCTGGAACCCACGTTGAGGTTGGATGCGTCCACGCGGAAATGAATGTCATCTGCAACGCGGCCCGATGCGGAGTATCCACCGACAAGATGTGGCTCTTGATAAACGGAGAGCCGTGCATGATGTGTGCTAAGTTGATCCATCACTCAGGAATAGCTAAGATCGTAATAATCAAAGGCGTCTACGAGACCAACAACGGAATAGAATACCTTTTGAAGCACGGAGTTGACATTGTTCAGGATGACCTTAGCCCATGGCAATGCAAATAGCCAAAGATAAGATAGTTGGTCGGGTTCGTGCGAGGGACATTTCCAATGTGGCCGTAGATGTGATATTCGACGAATTCACGAGCATCAAGAACGAGCATGGACTTGACGCTGCGATGACGTTCATTAGAAAGGTAAGGGACGAGCTAAACAATCTTCTGAGAGAAAAGCCTACGACGGCAGGCGTTGCGAAAGCGGAGCCCAAGGCAGAAAACAAACTGCCAATCGCCGGCTCGCAGGGCGCACCAGAAAGAGCACTCGAAAAAATAGTGTACGCACTATCTCTTGTGGATGATTTCCCAGACGATGCCCCAGAGAGCGGAAAGAAATGGGCCAGGTCTGTTGACGAGACGCTCAGGAGTATCTCAGAGACAATAGAAACGTATCATGTCGTATCTCAAAAGCAGATTAAGGCCATCGAAAACATAACAGAAGCATTAGAGAAATGGATGCCGTAGTTTTGTTTTGTAGTCACTAACCAAAAGAAAGAAAGAAGCATGAAAACCGGAACGATAAAAAACCTAATAGAAGACAAGGGGTTTGGTTTCATCGAGAGCGAGGAGGCAGGGCAGAAGGATTTATTCTTTCACGCCACAAAATGCACGACTCCATTTGATGAGCTTCGCAAGGGAGACGAGGTTAGATACGAGATCGGGAAATCCGACAAGGGTCCGGTAGCCGAACAGGTTACACTTGTGTAGCAAGGGAGTGTACGTGGATACCAACGCATTGATGAGATTGACATTGGAATGAGCCGAGCGGAAGCGGAAGAATGCTCAAGGGGATGGATAAAAATGACCAGCATCATCCTGGATTACTTTGAGTCATGGAAAAAATAAGCAATGAGATCGAATCACTTGGCCGGCGAGCCGAAGTCCACATGTCTCACCAGGAGTGGTCGGCCGCGCATCACTGTATCGAGTTAGCCAGAAAGAGCTATGACGCAAGATGCACCAACGGATCACACAAAAAAGTCAGCCAAAAAAACCTGCTGAAAATGAGTACAATCGAGGCAGGTGTCAGCATTAGAACAGCAAACCAACTGGAGAGGCACGGAGTCACGACGATGGGTGATGTAATGAAGACTAGGATGTCTGAAATGAAATCGTGGAATAATGTCGGCCCAAGGACGATAAATGAAATCTTGCGAGTCGCGGAAAAGGTTGGGCTAATCGATAAGTGCCGGGGCTGCGGAAAACACTATCCAGCAGGAGGGGATTGCGGTTGTGGATATTAAAGAAGCAATAGAAAAGCGAAGAGTCAACCGAAACTGGACTTCATTGCTTAACGCCCAGTCTGTATGATTAAATCTCCAAAAGGAGAACTGCCATGCAAACTTTCGCCCAATCCAACTACGTCGCCGACCAAGACGCCCCGATTGTCATCAAGTACGCGGCAATCAACGTGGCCGGCAGCGGCAACAACACCCTTGTCGCGGCGGTGACAGGTAAAAAGATACGAGTCTTGTCATTGACCCTGGTAGTTGCTAGTGCCGTGACAGCCCGTTTTGAAAGCGGGGCCAGCGGGACAGCATTGACAGGGGAAATGCAGTTGGCCGCGAATGCTCAGTATCAACTGGGTTTCAATCCTGGCGGGCATTTTGAAACAGTCGCCGCCGCATTGCTAAATCTTGAACTAAGTGGTGCCATCGCTTGCGACGGACATCTAACCTACGTCGAAGTCTGATTCGACGCGACCAGACGACATAAGAAGTCGCTGGTTCCCATGGCGGCGTTTTCTCTAAAAACACACCTACAATTGCATGTAATTGTATGTAATTGCATGTAACCCAATGCACCATTCTTTTGCACTGGTGTTGTGGCTTTTTAGTCCTGTCCCTATTCTCGCCTCATCGCGTGAATTGTCTCATTCAAGGACAGGCTAATGCCTTTTTACAAAAAGAGCATTCTAAAAGTTGGCAAGTATCACTCGCCGGACGGCATTGTGAACGTCACGCCTAAGAGATTGAAGCACTGGGCAGAGATGCACAGGTCTCTTTTGGATGCCGGCCAGGTTGTCCCGGTTGAATGGGATCACGCTGACGATCCAACGCAAGCCATTCCGCTGTCGGCTGAAGAGTACAAAAAGAAACGAAGTGCCAAGAACACGGTTGGCCACCTCAAAGATTTCAAGGTTGCCGAAGACGGTAAGTCCGCTGAAATCGTAATGAACATCCTCAGAAAGTCTGCAAAAGAATCAGCGGAGTCTAATGCAGTTTTCGTCAGTCCGGTAATCTTTGGCCAGTGGCGGGACGGTGCCGGCAACGACTACAAGGACGTAATCACTCACATGGACTTCGTGAACCACCCTGTCGATAACAGCCAAGGCCCGTTCCAGAAGTGCGAACCAGGAACAATCGCCTGCGCTCTTCGCATGGGGCTAGACGTTGGCCATCCTGTTGTTTTTCGCATGGCTGATGATGTGGAAGATGACACCAACGGAAAGAAGAAAAGATACCTCGACGACGACAAGGATGATGAAGGAGAAAAAATCGTTGAAATGGGCGAAGAAGATGACGACATGCTCGACGACGACGAATACAAAAAGAAGAAAAAGAAGAGTTCCGATGACATGGACATGGAGGACATGGATTACGAAGACGACGATTATGACATTGACGAAATGGGCGATGACGACGATGACGAAATGGGCGATGACGACGATGACATGGAAGAGGACCTCGGAATTAACGACGGCGACCCCGAGGAACAGGCTTTGGCTGCGAAGATTTCCGAGGACCTTGAAGCCGCTGGTATCTCTCCTCCAGAGGGCGTTGATCCCATTAGCGATCCAAAAGACTTCTTGCGACAGCTTTGTGCAGCCTTACGGCAAAAGGCCATGGATGAGCGCGACGATAAGCTTGACGAAGCCCAAGGCGAAAATAATGAACCAAACGACCTCGGAGATGAAGAAATGATGACAACTTCTCCTGAATTCGCGGCCCTTAGCCTGACTTCTAAAGTCACCCATCAATGGGCACAAAGACAGTTGAGGGACAAATTGAACGAGAGAGTAAGCCTCTGTTTGTCGGCAGGAAAAGTCCAGCCAAAGATGGCGGGATTACTAAGGAAGGCATTCAAGAATACAGTGCTTCGTTTGTCCAGAAACGGAAATCAAGAGAAGGGCGAGGCCGAGAGGCGGCTCGAAGTTTATGAATCCCTTCCCGATGGGGCGTACTGGCCTGGAGATCAGTCTGTGTTGCAATTGGCCATGTCAACGCAACCGAGCGAGGAAACATTGACCGGCGCAACCGGCAAGGAAGACGCCAAGAAGTACGTTGACGAACAGAAGGAAAGAAACCCCGGCATGTTTGTCGGGTAAGTCGCACAAGCTACGTTCCCAATGATTACCCCAAAAAGGGTTAGCTGATGAACATTTCAAGATATGGTGGCGTACCGGGCATCGGAGCAATTGCGGAAACCGTCGAACGGGTTGTTTGGTGGGGCCGCGAGTACAACCTGCTTTATGTTGACAATCTGCTCATCGACAATGAGTCGGTTGACGCCGGGAGCACTCCCACATCCGAACTACGTGCCGGCCTCATCATGGGCAAGCACACGTCGTCATCGAACTTGTATCAGTGGGACCCTGACGCCGTTGACGGTCGAGAGGAAATTGCGGGCGTGTTGCTCCGCGACATCTCCATGCTGGACCCGGATGGGAGCACAGAGGACAAGTACGGCCACGTTCTTTTGGCAGGCCCCATGAAGGCTGCCGACATGTTCATCGAAGGAACGGCCTTTACGACCAGCGGCGACGAGCACCTTGCCCGCCGGCAGATGGTTGGCTCTGGTAAGTTCATCATCGACGATGAGCTTACTGGTGCTGCGAACTTCCTTGGTGGTCCACTCAAAAACAAGCAAATCACGACAACAACCCACACTGCTACGACAGCCGATAACGGAACCCGGTATACGTATTCCAATGCCGCTTCGGTTACCGTTACGCTGCCGACTCTTGAGTCCGGCCTGATATATGAGTTCCTTCGCACTGCAAACGAGGAGTTTATCATCGCTTCGGCGGCTGGTGACGACATTGTAGTCGGAGGCGACTTGTCCGCTGACAGCGTGACGTTCACTACTGCCGGTGAACAAATTGGATGCTTGATTCACGTTGAATCCATCTACGTCGGAACCACGAAGAAGTGGCTCATGTACATACTTCCCGCCCCGCTGGGAGTTGGCCTCGACGCTTGGACGTATTCAATCGCAACGTAACCCAAAATTCATTTTAACTCACTGCCATCACCTTAAAGGAAACTGGAAATGCCCAAGGATGACCTTCAGGATAAAGGGTACGCCAAACGAGAAGAGGAGCTAAGGGCGCGCGAGGAGCAAATGGTACTCCGCGAGGAATTGATTGTCCGTGAAACGGAAGCCATGCACTCCGAGAAGAAGATCGAGAAACACAAGCTCGAAGGTCGAGTCCAGGAACTTGAAAGCGCTATCAAGCAAGGAGGAGTCTCTGGCAGGGTTCAGCGAGGGGATAACGTCACCGTAAAGCGTGGCGACTTCCTGATCTACAAGGCAAAGCAAGGCGGCGTGGACCTTATTCAAGGCGGTTGGTTCAAGTGCCAAAAAGACGACAAGGTAAGCCGAGACTTACCGACAATGGCAGTTTCCAACAAAGGGTTTATTTACGACAGCGAAGTCGGAATGCCGTACCATCAAGTCGACATGAAATCGTACAAGGTATTCTGGAAGGACCCGGATAAACCACAGGTCGTCAGCGATGGATTGCCGAAACCGATAATCATCACAAGCGAGCCTCAACTACAAGTAGCTGGAGTCTGACCTCAACTGCCAACTTAACTGGAGTCTATCATAATGGCCGTACTGCCAAGAATCTTGCATCCCTCGATTGTGAATGAGCGAATTTCACGATTGAAGGTCACTAACACCATCCTTCAGGATGCGTTCGGGATGCGATCCGGTGGCCCCAACGTCAGGCAGACTCCAAGCCGTCGCGGCTCTTACGACGTGTTCAACGACACCCGAGAAGTTGCAACAGCCGTATTGCCTGGTGGCCACGCTCAGACCATCGCTCGCAACCCAGTGGGCAATGTGCCATTCACTGTTCCTCGGTCTGCCGAGAAGCTCCCGTTGTTGATGGAAGAGTTGAATCAGTTGCGTGCCATTGGCGGTCCTGTTGACGGCGTAGACTCCCTCGGCGAACGCTACATCATGGACCAGGAGCGAGTATTCAAGCAGCGGAACACAAACCTCCGAGAGTTCCAGATTTCGGCCATGCTTCGCGGTAGTTACACCTGGACCCGCGCCGGCACTTCGTTTACTCATGCGTACAGCGGCGGGACAACGACAGTCAACTATCAGATTCCCGCCGCCAACAAGACCCAGCTTAACATGACCGGTGGCGGTAGCATTCTCGGGACAGCCTGGGACAATTCAGCCGCGCCAATCGTCCGGGACCTCCTGGCAATCAACTCGGCTTTCAATCAGGTTGTCGGCCAAGGATTGACGGACATCTGGTGCAGTTCTGTTGTTTGGGGTTTTGTCATCACGAACACCGAAGTCCAGAATCTTGCCGGTTCGGCTTCTAGCCCCGTGGAAAGCTTCCAGCGTGATACCGACAAGCAGACATTCACAGCCGTCATCCGAGGCGCTCCATGGGTAACCTGGCACGTCACGGACAACGGATTGAACCTGACCGGAACATTCACCAAGCTGATCGCGGACACCGACGCGGTGTTCCTGACGCCCATGGACTCAAGCGTGGCCGCGTACTACGAGTGTCCAGAGCCGGTTGTGGACCCCGTGACCAACCAGCAATCGAATCAGTTCGGCGAGTACTATTACCACAAACTGATCGACGATCCAGTGAGCTACGAGTTCCACGGAAGGCACAATGGATTGCCGGTGCTGTTCGTTCCATCCGCCATTGCCTATGGAACTGTCGATTTCTGATAAACCAACAACGAAATGGTGATGAGCAAGGGCCGAGTCGGCTAAGTCGGCTCGGCCTTTTTTGATAAAGACAAAAACATGCCATCATACACATCAAAAACCCTGATGGAGCAGAAGATCGGAATTGCGGCAGTGATAGCGCATAGCGATCACGAGAGTACCGGGTCAGCAGTGACGCTTGTAATCGCCGATGCGATCAATCAGGCCACCGAGGAGATCAACTTTTACGCTCGACACAGATACTCAGCAACAGCGCTGGCCGGCAGCACATTGATTACCCGGTGGGCCACGACTCTAGCTTGCTACTTCCTGATGCAAAACCGAGGAAACCCAGAACCGTTTTCTTTGTCCAATGAGTTCGACCGAATAATGAAGAATCTGGCAATGGTCGGAAAGGGATCGCAACGACTACCTGACGTTGCTTTTGAAAACGATATGCGGCCAACCATGAGTAACCGCAGAATCGACAGGCGGTACAAGACAGATACGGTTAGAGTTACTCGCCAGAACTCGACAGATGCGCCTACCAAGTTGACGCAAGATCGAGCGGAGATTTACCCGTCGTCTCTGGATAAGGTGTAATGCCAACGATTGAATTTGTCGGAACCTATGACGATGTTGTCGCCAAGATCAACGAACTGGCTGCAATATTTTCAGGAGAGGCAGTAGATTTTCAGGACATCGGAAAGGGGTTTGTTTCAGCGATTGGATTCGCGGCATTGAGCGACATTCACGAAGCGTATGTCACCAAGGCTCGCGGTGGAACGGACGCGATGGGAATACAATGGCCTCCACTAAAGCCGGCCACAATCGCCAACAGAAAGGTCGGAAGGAAAGACAAGCAGCAGAATGAAGCAATCCGAACAAGAGAGAAGATACGTAAGCGGGAGTTCAAGAAGTTGTTTGGTAGGTTCTTGTTGTCGTTGCCGGAGAATGAGGCCCGTACCAGGGCGCTTCAGGTAGCCGGTGCCAGGGCAACCAGAGAAATGGGAAAGAATAAAATTGAAACCCTCGGCGGTAGGTCCGTCGAGATACTCAGGGACACGGGGATACTACTCAACAGTTTGTCACCAGGGGAGCTACAAGGGGCCAATTACAGCCCCCCGTCGCTAGAAGGCTCTGGGTATCAGATATTCACAGCAGGCAACGGAGAGGTGATCGTAGGGACGAACGTGAAATATGCGAGGACACACCAGGACGGAGCCCCGGATCGCAACATACCACGGAGGCAGTTTTTGCCAGACGAGAATTCAGAGATACCTCACTCGTGGCTGGATAACTGGGGAGACGCGGCACGCAGGGCTACGGAGGCGGCGATAACAATTTACCTAGCCGCATGACAAATGGCCGTTGATTATTATTCAGAGACGGCGCTTTTGCTGGCGGTACGAAATAGACTCAGGAGCCAGGTAACCGCTTTTACAACGGATACCTGCCAGATCGAATACGATGAACTTGCTCCGGCGACAGTGGGCGATTTGTATGTGGTTGTGCTGCCTGGAGGTATAACACCAGGGCCGGTTCACAACAGAAGCGGAACAGTAGTTGATGAGATCATAGGAATTGACGTATCGGTAATCATACGAATACCAGGATACCCAAGGGACAGGCGGCGAGAGAAGTTTATTGATGCCTCGGCCAGCTTGAACGCCCACTTGGCAGACGTAAGAAAGCAGATTGATTGGTCGTACACCATCAACGACGACGCCCTGACCTTGATAACAGCGCAGACAAGTTCCACGGAGGAATTTATTATCCCACTGAGGTTTGCTGGAATAGAAGCAAGACCGAGGCTCGTGCCGTCTGAGGTATTCGCCGCCAAACCAGGGGAGACCGCAGCGGGATTGAAGAGGGGTATTCAATTTCGAGGTGCCCGCAGAATCCAAACGATATGATCATGCCAGAACCAACAGCAAAAAAACCTGTCGCCGGAATGGCCAAGCCAGTAGTTACAGTGGCCAAGCAGGTAAAGTCCCACCCTAGCGTCAGGTATCCAGAACGGACAACCAAGCAACCATTGCACTGGCGGTGCATCAATCCAGAGTGCGTTGAAAATAGAGAATGGTTCGAGTGGACAGGGGACGATGCCGAGTGTCCAAAGTGCAAGCAGGTTCCGCCGGGGATCGTACTACTGGCGCTGATTCATCTTCTAGTGAAAGACCCAGAAGGGAAGATACAGGGCCAATTCGCTCGCTATAGAATAGCCTGTGATCCCGGAAAAGACTACATCGCCACCCCCGGTAACAATGAGGCCGGCACAAACAATCCTAATGTGGCCAATTGCCCTGGATGCCTAAAAGCCGTTGGGCACTCTGTCTCTACGGATTTGATTGGCCGATCAATATAAAAAGGTGATATCATGGGAAGTTTCATAGCTGGCTCTTACTCAGTAACCTGGAATACAGCCGCACTAGGCCAGTTGGAGGCTGGTGCCACGATAGAACACCGTGATTTCAAAAGAATTATTACAGGAGACAATTACGCCGATACGCCGCAGGATGCGATTCATCGAGGCAACGAAGTGTTTGCCCAGATGACTCTAATTGAATACGCAGCAGCCGGCATTGCTGCTGCTATCTCGCCAGGATCAACAGCTTATCTGGATTTTGATCGCATCATAGGAACACTGGACGTTGGGTCTGGAACTGCCAATGCCAAGGTTTTGGTGTTGACTGCCCTTGCCGGTACTCCAGCGGCGGCGGTCCCCGCATCGATCACATTTTCCGCAGCCATACTTGCAGAGGGGTTTCCGGTGTCGATCCTTTTCGCGCCAGACCTAAGAACAGTACCGATCCGCTTCCGTTGCTATCCAGACTCAAATCACAAATATGCAGCACTTGCGTAGAAGAATGAAATAGTGTGCCTACTGACTTCACAATTCGAGTTGTCGAAGAAGCATCTCGCCGCACATCTGGCGGCGGAGTTACCGGTCCAAGCGGATCGTCTGCACCACGAGGCCCAGCCAAGTCTCCCAAGTCTGCACCGGAAGAGGCAGCCCAGAAGAAACAAAGTAAAGACGTAGCGGATCAGTTCCGTGAAATTACAAAACTCGGAAGGGACCTTGCTGGAGCACTTGGCCTTGGTGGATTTCTAGGGGTTATCACTAAGGTTACGGGTGCCGTCAAAACTCTCGTTGCGGTCATAACTGCCGCAAGTGCTGTTGAGGGAGCAAGAGCAGGGTTCAAAGGCGTTGGGGGGGCGGCACGGGTTGGGGCCAGAATCTTAGGTGCCGCCATAGACAGGGGCTCTTTTAGGGGAGTAGGCTCTGCGGCTGGCGGAGTTGGTAGAACTGGAACATCCCTGGCAGTAAGAGGTGGCGGCACTGCCGTTGCGGCCAGAGCCGGAACAGCCTTAGCTGTAAGAGGTGGGGCTGCTGCTGGTGGCACTGCTGTCAGCGGCACTGCTGCTACCGGTGTTGCCGTCGCTGGAGGAGGGGCTGCTGCTGGCTCTCTTTCTCTCCCTGTCATCGGCATTGCGATAGCTGCATTCATAGCAGCCACAACAGCAGCCGTAGTTGCACTCAAGTTATTGACAGGTGCCTTAGACAAGGCTGCTGCACCTTTAGTAGGGCTATCTCCAGAATTATCCGCCGCCGCAGCACATGCCGATGTCGCCAGGCTAATGCGCGATATAGATCGAGCGGAAAGGCTAGGGCCAGGTCTCGCTGAAGTACAGAACACAAGAGTGAAGTTTGAGTTGATGATGTCGGAGGTCTGGACTCAAATCCTGGAGAACATGTTAAGACTGATAGAACCGATGTTGCCGTTTATCGAGCTTGCGGTTCAAACAATGACAGCTATCGTTAGTCTTTTTGGTTTATTAGTGGACACTGCGTTTGCAATCCTCAAGGCACTCTCGCCGCTGTGGCTAATACAAAAGATATTAGATGCTCTTTCTACGGATCACAAAAAGCTCTTTCTGACCATAAGGGAATTTCACGCACAATATCTTGATGATGCTGATACAAAGCTAGATACGTTTACCGATCAGTTTATGAAACTTGTTCCACTTAAAAAGGGAATGCCTCCCATTGACGGAAGAAACACACGCGGAGAGGCAAACCTACCACCAAAAGACCCAGAAGAGTAGGAGTGGGAATAATGGCGACTGTCGGCCTCCCTGTCGTTGGGCACCTAAATTACAACGGCTACACATTCGACGGCGCAACGCATATCAAGGTTCGCTCCGAACCACAGTATGATGAAGCGCAGAGAGTTATAACATACGTCAAACACGAGATAACTGTTGATGCTATCATAACCCCCGACTCAACATCAGGAACTAGCACGGATAGCGCAATGCTCAACATCAGAAGGAGGTTACTGCAACAAGGCGGAGCACTTATTCTAACCGGAAAAGGGTTTGGCAATGACATCATAGTAAACGTCAGCGATGGCGGGTATGCCGGCGGCAGCGGCGCGAAGCGAGATGTTAGATGGGGTCCAATACCGAGAATCTTGGCGTGGGAGCCAATTGGAAGCAAGGCCGCATGTCTTGTTACGTGGGCATGCACTACATGTGTTCCTCTGTGCCCAGCAGGCATCGCTACCACAGGAGCCTCCGCTAAGTTGGCGTGGAATTACTCTATTAACTTCAGCATTGATCGCGGAATCACAACAAGAACCATAACCGGATACCTTGAAATCCCACAAACCAGACGAGCTAACATAGTACTAGGAAAAGCATCAACTATCGTGTGGCTTTCAGTGGATCGGGAATGGGAGGCAGTAATCGGGCCTCCTCTTTTTGGATTTGAAAGGTCCACCAATCGAACGATAAGCAAAAACCGATCTCGAATCGACTATACGATTACAGACACAGAGATACCCTCTAATAACGCATATCCACTTGGGATGACTCACGCCAGCGGAGACTACTCAGTGCGATGGAAGAGAGGAAGTAAAGAAAGCGTATTGTATCGAAGCACGCTGAGCATGGACCTTGAGACGGCTCCCGGAGTTTCTGGGACATGGGCCTGGGTTGTTTTCCTAAAGGAAGCCCAGAGACGTATCGAATTTGCCTTAAAAGAGAGCAGCAGCAGCGATCCCCTGAAAAAACAATTCGCAATTGTGAATGAAATTAGCCTCCGTGAATCAATTTTTTCCAGAGAGTGTTCATTTCGCGTTTCGTGGGTGTTTACCAGTAGCATCAAGGATTTCATGGAGGATTCTGGTCTGTGGACTCCGATTAAAGGAACCGACTGGAATAAATGGAGACAGTCTCTTGCTCACTCGGAGTTCCATCCCAGGGGCGTAGCTCAATTAAGCAATCAACCGGGAAATGATATTATCGTTGACTTGTGCTTGGGTTCGCAGCCGAAATTGCATGACAATACACTTATTGGGTATGGGTATCCAGATAAGATGAAATTTGGACTCAAGAACAAGAAGCCACCAAAAAAGACCAGTTGGCTCGATTACTTCTCTAGTTACACCATACAAAAAAGCTCGGCTCTGTCCAAGCAGAGGTATCTCCAGGGACCTGAAACTGACAGCGGAAGCGCGTCGCAAGACGAAGGGAAGCCATCCTACCCGACAAGAAACGGGACGGCAGATGTTATACAACTAGCTGGAGAGACTGGTTATAGTGTAATCTATGAAGGCAACGCAGAGCGTGCTGGGTGGCCGATACCAAGACCCAAGATAGAAAAAATTGGAGGGCAGGACGCCGTGGAGAGGGAAGGGTTCTTCAAGACCGGTGTCGTTGCCAACCTGCTAGGCATTCAGATTTACCGCGCTGCCTGGAGCATTGAGTACGAATTAGCCGGAAGTCCCATGGACATAGATTCAGCAGGTCCACTCGGGAATCCCCACGAAGACATAGATTCAAGTGACACGCCAGTAACCTTAGCCGCAAGCGCGGGCTCACCAACATCGTCCAGGCTGTCACCCACAACAACGCAGTCGTAATCAATCTCCAAAGAAAGGATGAGTCATGGACGAGAAAACCGACAACAATGACCTCATGCAGATAATCACCCCCAGCGGGTCGGTTGATGTCAGCATGCTAAAGGTAATGATCGCAATCGACCGGCTTTTTTCCGAGCACGACCTCATCAACGCAAAGAACAACATAAGCCCCGAATTCTTAGTGGCCTTGGCTGGTGAGATATCGTCGATTGGTGAATGCGAGTGCTCTCCGACTGCCGCCTGGAAAGCATGGATGGATGCCGACAAGGTGCTGCTAGAGGAAGACGACAGCCTTACTGTCATCACCGTGCATGGAATCAAGATTGACCTGATAATGGCTAGGTTGGAAATGGAAGAAATAGAAGATGCCCATACTGTATCCAGCAAAAAATTCCAACCTAGCGAAGAGTTTGCCGAGAGTCTTGTTAGGTGGATAAAGTCAAAGGGAGTTGACACCTGCACGCCAAGCGAGGCATATCACATCTGGAGGACGGCGTTCGTCAAGCTTGAGACGTTAAAAAAAAATACCGTGTCGAGTCCGATATAAGCTATTGGTACGGCATAAACGGATTTAGATTGCAAGCCGACGAAAGAGCAGCGCTATTCGGAAACATAAAGAGAGTCCAGGCACAGCAGCAGGTAATAGATGACGATTACGACATATCCGACTACGACGGCGTGTACAGGTTATTCATGCTTGCTTACGGTAAGAAGTCTTATGCTGAAAAGATGAAGCTGAAGGCATTAGAGGAGCACGTCAAGAGGAATTGTAACGTCGTTTCAGGTAAGAGATAAACCATGCCGCAAATTGTAGACAACTTCGGTAACCCGATAGCAAGCGAACGTCCCGTTACGCTTGACTACAAGCCAGGCATACGCCACATCTGGGGACGCAATCCCCGAGACTTGCCGCTGTTTAGTTTTCAAACTATTCAGTACATGATGATCGACCAGACTATCCGCCTTGGCCTTGCCATGCGAATGGCCCCGATATGTTCGGCAGAATTTGCCTATCGAGAGCAAGGGGAGTGGAAGTCCGGTGTCAAAGCAGACAACCCGGAAGTTGCTGATTTCGTCGAGCGTCAGCTAGAGCGGATATGGCGTCACGACGTAGCAAAGATACTGGCAGCGCAAGTCTGGGGGTGGTCCGCTGGCGAGGTGATGTATAAGGTCGTCGGCAACCGCATTGAGTTCGACACGATCCTAGAACGACACTCACGAGATGTTAGGACAGTGAGATGGAAGGGCCGTGTTGTCGGCGTTGAAGTACTCCGCCTGCAAGAAGGAAAAGATAAAGTCCGCCTCGGCCTGCCAGGGAAAGCGTTCTGGCATAGCTTTGATACGGAGGCCGGAAAGGATTACGGACGGAGTGTACTTATAGGCCCGTATTCAGCATGGGCCGACAAATGGCTGGAAGGTGGTGCCCTTGACGTTAGGCGTCTCTACATGCACGCCGATGCCTACGCTGGCCGGAGGATCGGATATCCGCCGGGAACCACGGAGATACCAGGGGAAGGCGACGTTCCCAACCGCGACGTAGCCAGGGAAATGGCCGAGCAATACAAGTCCGGCGACGTGATGGTTTACCCGCAGGTGTGGGACGAGGACGGCAAGCCGCTGTGGGATATTCAAGACGCAAAGGTTCACAGCAACCCGTCGCATATTCTCCAATACCCAAAAGACCTGGACATTGAAATGCTTCGCGGGATGGAGATACCGGACGAAGTTGTCACGAGCATGGGTGGCGGCGGCGCTTGGCAGGGAAAGCAAGTTCCGATGCAAGCGTTTTACAACGGCCTAAACCTATGGGGCAATGCGGTCGTCAAGGTCGTGGTCACGCAAATCCTAGAGCCTCTTGTTAAATGGAACTTTGGCGAGGACGAGGCATTCGAGGCCAACATGAAGCCTTTGGATATTCAGGCCATGGAATCGCAGGGGGCGAATCAGCAGCAGCAAGGTCCGATGGGGCCAGCCACCGGAGGATTCGGGCAAGAGCAGCCAGGAGGATTCGGGCAAGAGCAGCCAGGAGGATTCGGGCAAGAGGCCGGAGGGTTCGGCCAGGAAGCCATCGGCCAGGAGCAGAACGGAAATGGAGTTCCATTCCCCGGAGCAAGTCAGAGGTTCGCACTGAATCCAGTGAGGGCCGTTGGTGAGGGCGTTCTAAGCGCGGCTCAATTAGTTCAGGCTGCCAATGAAGTTATCGAAAGGAACACTAACGGCCATACCGAAGCACGATATGATCCCATCCCACAGCCGGCGATTCGGATAGAACACGTCGCCGTTGCCGTGGAGCAGAATGACTCCACTAAGCCGGGCGGAGAAGTCCACGAGTACAGCAGCTTGATTTGTCCTCTGCCGCTAGAGTTGGCTATGTCGATCAGGGAGATGTCATCTCGAATTGACGGAAGTGATTTTACCGACGAAGGCACTGAGGACGAGCCGCACATAACATTGAAGTATGGATTGCATTGTGAAACCGATGAAGCGGTGCGTCACGTACTAAAGGACGTGGAGCCGATCTTAGTCATGTTTGGCAAGACATCTATATTCGAGTGCGACGAATGCGATGTAGTCAAGGTTGAAGTAGAGAGCCAGTCATTAGATGACATCAACAAGCTGATCAGCGATGCCATCCCAAATACAGACACATATCCAGAGTATATACCTCACGCGACTGTAGCTCGTGTATTACGCGACACCGGTTATAAGTACGAAGACATGGATGACCTGGAAGGAAAAACAGCAACCATAAGTCAAGTTACCTTCAGTGGAAAAACCGGAATCACCAGCGTGATTGAATTGAGCGGCAGGACTCGTATGGCAGTTGAAGATTGGAACTTCAACAAGGGTCCACGCGGCGGTTCGGTTTGGACCAACGTCAAGACTGGAGAGATACGTCGTCAAAAAGAAAACCCAGGCGGAAAGCGAAGAAAAAAAAAACCAGAAAGCACATCCAATAGAAGACAGAAAAAGGAACCGACAGCCAATGCAACCACAAAACTAATGGATGAATTGGCATCGGGACTGGAAGAATCTCTGGGGTTTCCAAGAGACATGGCTATTCAGTACATCAAGCAAATGAGCGGAGCGGGCCGACATGTGCTAAAGGGAACAAGTAAAGGAATGACCACCAAGCAAGCTCTATTTGGTTATGCAAATGCAATAGGAATGCCATCGCAGGATTTTGTGCGCGAGGGTGGTGTGTATGATTTCGAGGAAGGATATGCGGATAGCATTGTAGACGACGATATGCACAAAGAACTTTCTGAATGGACAGACGCTCTTAACGAGAAAGAAAGAGATGCGGTAATGGCTTACGCGACAGGGTCGCCGATAAATAAATCCTTACGCGAGTGCCCCGACGAAATGGACTGTCTTGATGAGGAAGAGAAGGATGTTCATAGCCATCTCGAAAAAATTATCGACAAAGCTAATGGGCTATCAGAACCAATGTTAGCATGGCGAGGCGTTGGCGGAAAACAAGCCGCTCTTGTGGTTGACCAGATGAAGAAGGCGATATCCGAAGGCAAGACAATGCACATGAACGGCATTCAGTCGTTTTCGGTTGATCCTACTGTAGCGGCGTTATATGTCGACGATGCCCAAGAGGGGGTGGTGTTTGAGGTAATGTGCAAAAGCGGTGCTTACGTTGCGAGCATGAGTTTCGACCCTAATGAACGCGAGCTATTGCATGGTCACGGCCAGCGTTATCGCCCGTTGAGAGTATTAAAGGATGTGGCATTTAGCAGTGGAAATCAGAAAAGTCTAGTTACAGTCATCCAAATGGAGCAGCTATGAGGGGTGACAGATTTAATGCCGAAGGCGACTCGATTTCCATCGAGGACAATCCGCCCGCAGTCGCTGCGGTCCAAGGCCGCATGGCAGCCAGGAAAGGAGAGCCGTCGTCCGCTAATCCTTACAAAGATAAACTAGATGATAGAACTATTATGTGGCACGCTGGGTGGAAGTCGGGGCAAATTAAAACAATGGCAGTCGAAGACTGGAACTTCACTCGCGGTCCTCGCGGCGGCTCAGTCTGGAGCAACGTAAGAACCGGAGAGGTCAGACATCAGAAAGAAAACCCAGGCGGCAACGGGTCCATTAAGAGTGCCGATGACCCCGAGGAGCCAAAGCGACCGCCAGTAAAAGACAAGCCTCGATCAACTAAACGTCGGGCTGTACGAGGCGAGTTATTTGATGCAACGGTCCAAGGAAAAGGAAAGACCAAGAAGATATTTCTCGCAAACGGAGAGCCAGCACCCAGCCACATCCAAGAGGTTGCCGCTGCCATTCAACCGGGCTGGACCAACATAAAGATTACAGTGGACCCAGAGTCGGATTTAGTTGCCACTGGGGTTGATAGCAAGGGCCGCACGGTTCCGGTTTACACCACCAAGTTCAAAGCACGCAATGCGGAAAGCAAACGATCTCGCGTATCAGAGTTGATGCAAAAGAAGTCAGCGATCTTAGAGCAGATCGACAAGGCAACACAAAACAGTAATCCCGCCATCAAGACATCAGCCGACATTCTTTCGTTGATTGCATCCACTGGATTGAGGACCGGAAGCACTCGGGATACAAAGGCCGATAAACAGGCGTATGGAGCGACCACTCTCTTGGGCCGTCATGTATTCAGCACCCCACGCGGCGTGAGGCTGAAGTTCACAGGCAAGAAGGGCGTTCCACGTAGCGTGCTTGTAAAAGACGAAAAACTTGCTAACATGTTGTTAAAGAGAAAGCGAGCCGCCGGAAAGAAGGGAAGATTATTTTCGGTCAGCGCCGGCACGGTACAGAAGTATGCCAGGAGCCTTGATGGTGGGAAGTTTATGCCGAAGGACTTCCGCACGATGCTAGGTACGGAATCAGCGGTCAATCTTTTGTCGTCCGCAAGGCCGGCTAGGGACGAACAGGACTACAGAAAGAAAGTAAATGCCATCGGAGATAAGGTTGCGAAGATACTCGGCAACACCAGAAAAGTTGCACTGCAAAGTTACATCGACCCTACGGTATTCGGAAAACTGATGCCAACATGACTCACGACAAAAACGACCCGTTCGGCACTGGCTCCCCCGTTGTCTTTGTCGGTCCCAAGAAGGACTGGCGAGACAATCCCGATGTAGCCAACGAGACCGACCCAGACGATGAACTGTTAAGTAAAACTCCCGAGGACGTAGTTGCCATCCTTGGATTCGACCCCCTGGATGCCGACACAGGGGACGAAGATGATGGTAGCAACATCTAATATCGCCGACTCAATGTGTGCCGAAATAGATTCGGGAGACTGGCACCCATTTCTCGATCAGCATTCCCATACCCGCTGGAAGAACGTCCGCACCGGTGAGATACAGCGTCTCGCCGCCGAGGATTGGTCATCATTCCGAGGTCCTCGCGGCGGCACCGGCTGGAAGAATGTTCGCACGGGTAAGGTAAAATACCAGAGAGATCGTCCTGGTGGAAATCGCCCAAAAAGTAAATCTCAACCAGAAAAACGAACACCGGCAAAATTCACAGGCATAGTCGATGAGTTGAATATACGCGGAAAGGAGAATATTCGATTCAGGAAGGGATTCACAACAAAAGACTATATCGGCGGAATGAAAGCCGCTGAACGAAGAGGCATTCTCGGCGAGCTACGCAAGCGAGACCTATGGCTAGTCAGTCACCTACTCGTCGACAGTGAAGGAGGGTATCACGGAACCAGCGCTGACATACCCACAAGCGACATATCGCACTTCAAGCATCCAGACGAGGTAATTGATAGGGTTGATGAATTCCAGAACGATAACTTATCGGCCATTGCCGGAAAAATTGGCATGTCGGCTCACGTCCTGAGGGACCAAGTAAACGAAAGTGTGAAAGAGGCCCTCAAGGACGCCTTGCCGTTCATTAGGGTTGAGCTTCCTGTTGTCAGTAAGATTTTACAATCAGGGAGATTCTTGAGTCAGCACGAAATGGATTTAGCGGCTGGAGAGGACTTCATGGCAGAGGTCAGGAGCGATGTGGAGTTGGAAGTAATGGGTGTACCGAGGGGCACCCTGGCTTCATATAGGCCGATATACGGCTACCTATCAAGCCTTCGTCCCGGCGACCCCGGCCCCAGCGGTCACGCCGACACGACAAGCTATGGTGATGTCGTGGTTGAACTCAAAGAGAATCTTAAAGACCGGTCCACGGTTACATTTCAAGATTCCATGGGTGCCATGGATACGGGAAACTTCATGGCTACACCAGTAAGCAAGCCCAACATTAGGAGCGTAGATTTAGGTGGAGACGAACTGCCGTACAAAGTTAGAAACAAAACCGTTGACGGCGACGGATACACCGAGGCGCAAATCCACAACGGTATCTCACTCAAAGACATAGAGAAGGTGTGGTTCGAGTCGTCACCTGATGCCGGCCTTGCGAAAGAAATGAAAAAGGCCGGGGTGTCGTGGGGCGTTGTCGGAAAGCCTGTCAGTATGGCAGCGGAGGACTGGTCATCCTTCCGTGGCCCTCGCGGCGGCACCGGCTGGAAGAACGTGCGAACAGGTAAAGTGAAATACCAGAAGGATCGACCTGGAGGCCGAAACGGAAGCGTCGAGAAAACCGGCATTGCCACGCAGAGAAAAGAGAGAGTGATCCCAGACATAACCAAGTCCACCAAAAAGGAATACGCCGGGGACATTGATGACTACCTAGGTGGAGAGACGGGACCACTTGGGTACAAGGAAATGGTGGAGAAATTTGGAGATGAAGCAGTCACGAAGGCATACGCGGACGTGAGAGACAGAGACAAAGAATGGGACAGATACATACGCAGGGAACTATCGCTAGGGAGGACAACAGAAGACGATGCACGTAAGATCGGGTACTTCAACGCAAGCGGCAGAGCAGTAGAGCCCTTGCCGAAGTACCTGTATCACGTCACGACAGCATCAGACTCAATCCTTCGAGATGGACTCAAAACTAGAGACGAGCTAGGACAGAGATCGGGCAAAGGACTCGGGGCCGGGCCAGACGATACCATCAGCTTTACAGATAGCCCGAAGATAGCGTCGGGTATTCACCGCGCGATGATTGAAGCCAGGAGCGTTGCTCGTGGAGAGATCAGCGTTCAGGATATGCTTGACTACGCCAAACGAGGAGATGGAGTCGGCAAGCCGTGGTTACGTAGACTCGTTCAGAGGTGGGACCCTGAATGGAATGACGGTGACAAGCTCCCGTTCGGGTTGCAGTTAATAGTAGACGGTCGAGAGCGTGGCACTGGAATGGGGCATCCTCCCCGAGACGGAACCGGATGGGAGCCAGTGGGCGATGGCATGTGGGACTGGACACGCAAGCTAGACCCAGATGAAGACAGGGATGAAAGATTTGATTTCTACAAAAGGTTCGCATTTATCCGCGAGGATGCTGGCGGGCCGCTCGATCCGCTGTTCATGTCCACTGACGTAGGCGCACTGGCCGAGAGTGAACCAGATCAAATACACATCATGCAGTTCAAGCCCAAGCCAAACGCGCAGGGGTACAAGGTTAGTGCGTTAGGCGAATGGCGGACATGGACCGGTGATGCAGTGGATGTCGTTAGAGGGGACATTGAGAAAACCGGGATCGCCAAAGTCATGTCATTCAGGTGGCCTGACGATTGCTACCTCGACTCACCTGTCCGCATGGCAGCCGAGGACTGGCAAGCATTCCGTGGACCACGCGGCGGCACCGGTTGGAAGAATGTTCGCACAGGTGAGGTTAAATACCAAAAGGATAGGCCAGGTGGTAAAGAGAAACAAGAAGAAGCCAGCGACGAAACGCAATCCAGAAAAAGGACATCGCGGACCCCCGATGAAGTTCACAAAGAACTACAGTGGGCCATGCATGAGCAACTGAATGCCATCACGGAGTACGGTGCATCTAAAGAGAGAATCGCTGAGCTATCAAAAATAATAAATAGCATACCACTGCTAGAGATCGAGCTAGAGGAGTCACGCGCGATCAACACTAAATATGGCAATACGATAGTCAATGGTAACGACAAACTGGAAGCCAGCGACATAAAGCAACTCCAGGAGATCGGAATCAAGTTGTTCGCAAGTAGGGACGAGCAAGACGAATACACAAAGACAGCCACCCCCAAAGAGTTAATTGGCGCTCCCTTAATGTCTATATCGCCAACCGGAGAAAGAAGCGCAAACCACGAGGCCAGGGTAGAGGTAAAGAAGAAGGTCGGCGAAAACATCAGCAATCACTTACTCAAGGAGCTTAGTAGGGACGATATACTTTGGGGTGCTGCCGCAGTATTCACGGCTGTTAGATTTGAGGGGGATACGTCTATTGATACTGGTGACCTGGAAACAGAAATGGGCAGTAAAGCATCGCACTTAATGTCATCTGAAACCGAAGAGATAGCATCTATCGCAACCAGGGCAATAATAAAGACCTGGGCACAGAGTAGCTCTGACAACAACGTGTTGAGTGTGGCGGTTCAATTGGCGGTACAGGAGAAATTTGCCGAGCTATTTGAATCCGATGTCCAATCTCTTGATTATGTCAACGAAGACGTAAGGCGTGCATCGAAGCATATATACAACAGCAGGAAGCCGTTCTTCGACGCCGTTGTTGGCAAGATGTACAGCGACACCCAAGTAGCACTAAAGAACAGCGGCGTCGAAGAGTTGCTGCTATATCGTGGCATGAGCTTTATGACCGAAAAAGACACGCCGGCTGAAATTAAATCAGCCATGAATAAATCACCAAACTGGAATGATGCGGCGAGTGGTGGACGCATGGGATGGCACACCAAAAGCGGCATCCGGCAGAATCCAATATCTTCATGGTCAACCGATTACAAAACTGCCATATCCTTTGCGGGGCAGGGAATTACAGACGCAGAGGCAAGTGTAATGTCAACAGCAACGGTTCCGAGGGAGAGGATATTCTGCACTTCCTTAACTGGATTTGGTTGCTTGACTGAATCTGAGCTATTGGTTGTTGGCGGCGATCCACTAAACGGAGACGTGACCATCAGTGATAGCGGCGTGCCGTGGGCCGGACGAGGTACACGAGGTGAGTTCCTTCAGGCAAGTGATCGAGCCAGGCCACTAAGTGAAGGCGAGAAATTATCTCTTGTTCGCCTTGCTGCCGAGGATTGGAACTACACACGCGGCCCCCGTGGCGGATCGGTTTGGACAAACGTCCGAACAGGAGAGGTGCGACACCAAAAAGAAAACCCTGGAGGCAAGGCATCCGCTTCCAAAGAGGAAACCGGAACAAACATCGCTCCCGACAGTCTCCTTTCTCAATTAAAAGATGAGCTTGCGGATACCGGGATGAGTTCCGCCGACATCGACGTGGCTTTTGGTGGAATGCCGAAGACCGAGCGACAACTGACTCTGGACGTATCGGTAGGGCTGAGCGTCAAGCAATCTCTAGCAAGACACGCCGCCGCGCTCGGCATGGACAACGAAGATGTTCCTCGCGTATGGAGCGGAGGGCCAGGGGAGAAACTTCATGTCCAAATGTCTAACTGGATTGATAAAGTTGAGGAGGAAGACGAAGACATGGTAACTAAATACACGGCAGATGGATCACGCGATCTCAATGAAGCGATGAGAGAGTGCCCGGAAGAATTGGACTGCCTTGGAGACGAAGATGGTAATATTCTCGAAGGCGTATCGAGGGCTATCAGTGCGGCTGGACTTTTGCCACACACCATGACGGCATGGAGGGGAGTTCCTGGTGGTGGAGAAAGCGGTAAGGTAATACAGAAAGTCAAAGACGCAATAGAAAACGGACAGACGATAGGGATGAATGGAATTCAGTCATTGTCCTTTGATCCCGGCACTGCAACTCGGTTTTCTGGATCAAAGGATAGTGCGGTGGTGTTTGAAGTTCGATGCAAGAGCGGGGCTTACGTCGAGGAAGTCGCGGAGTTACACAATGAGTTTGAATTGCTACATGACCACGGACAGAGATACCGGCCATTGAGGATACTCAACGACGTGCCGTTTGTGCCGAACGAGGCGTTGCCAGATATGGTCATAAGAAGAACTGTCATTCAAATGGAACAGCTATGAATTCCGAAAAGTTTTTAGCCACCAGTGATTCGATTGTCGTCAAGGACAATCCACACATGGCAGCCATGAAGCAAGGCCAGCAATCTGCCCAGCAGGGTGAGCCTTTGGAAATGAATCCATATAAAGAACACAAGGACGCCAGGGCCGTAATGTGGCTCGTTGGGTGGAAACGCGGTTCCATGCAAACAATGTCTGTCGAGGATTGGAATTTCACCCGAGGCCCTCGCGGAGGAAACATCTGGAGTAATGTTCGTACTGGTGAAGTGCGTCGTCAAAAAGAGAACCCCGGAGGAAAAAGACGGAACAGTAAACAGAAAGAACGCGACAAGCGACGAAAAAAGAAGCAGAAAATGCCAGCGCCTAGCAAGCTATATAAAGTGAAAACATTTGGAGACGTTGATTCTGATGTGCTTCAGACTTATCTAGATGGACTAGACGCCATACCGCCAGAGATACGCCATCGAATCGAAGGGAAATTCAAGACAAAGGTTTGGGTTGGCTCTGGTGGCGTTCTCAACATGAAACCACAATGGAGGGGTGAGGTTCCGCGAGGGCAAAAGGGGAGACGGTCATACGATGCGGTAAGCGCTATCTACGACCCAAATCTAGGTGCAAATGAGATTGTACTATCGTCCAAGATTTTTTATGGTGGCCAGTGGCGTCCTCAGTCCACTAAGCAGATGCTACATGGTGTTCATCACGAATACGGCCACGCGATAGATTACAGTCGTGGTCGTCTGACGGAACTGTGGAGCGAAACAGAGGAATTTAGAGACGCCTGGGAAAAAGATGTGGCTGATCTTTTAGAGGATACCGGGAGTGTCGTTGGTAGCGGCGGCACTGGCGAGGAGCATAGCCTAACGGGCGATGCGGCTGATCTATCGTATTACATTCAGATACAGCACGGCCAACCGTCAGCAGCGATAGGCGCGAGTGAGGCGTTTGCTGAATCTGTGGCATTTATACTAGGAGAGCCAAGCAATAGGGAGTTTCCTGGTAGATTCAAGAGGTCGGTTGGTTTTGCCGTGGAAGTCCTGGATAAAATAATGAAAGGCGAGGCATGATACACATTACGCTACAAGACGACAGCATGCTTGTTTCTTCCCGCCACGATTTACCAGGCGGCGCGATAGGAGATTCGTTTTTGACCGTCACTCCCGGACAGCACATTGGCGATTTGTCCTACGAACAATTGAGAGAACTTGGTAGCGGGCAGCATGACATAGACTTTATAGGGAGCGACTCTAAAGAAAAGCCGGGAGAATAAAATGCCTGACACAATTGAAATCAACATAGACCACGACCTAGCACACGCCGACTGGCCAAAGCGCACGCCAGATACCATGGAGGACCTTGAAAGAGGTATCGAGGAGGAGAAGGAGGAAGCCAGAAAAAAGAAAACAGAAAAACCAACCAACGGTTCTACGACAACAATGTCCGTCGAGGATTGGAGTTTCACCATAGGCCCGCGAGGCGGGAGCATTTGGACTAATGTTCGCACTGGAGAAGTTCGCCGCCAAAAAGAAAACCCAGGAGGAAAAAGAAGGAAGAAAAAAGATGATAAGGAAGGCACGAAGGTTGCCTCAAACAAGAAGTTTATATCAGCGAGACTTGTCAATTTATTTGCAAGCACCCAGAGCAACAAAAACGCGAAACGCGCATCCGATGATACTATTAACAAAATGTCACCACGGATGATTAAGGGAGTAGCCGAGAACATCGGAGGTGTTTTTGTGTTCGATACGATGAATGAAGTGCATAAACAGTGGAAAATCCTGTCCGGCAAAACCACCTTGCCGGACGGTGGAATAGCCGCGTTTGTGTCGTCTAGCGAAGGCGAGAGGATGAGCATGTATGTAAACGGTGGAGATGATGGGATATGGGCGCACGAATACACACACATGATAGATTACGGAAGCTCGTTTAGTGGAACCGAAGAGTGGAAAAAGATATGGCAGGAATGGAGGCGAAACACGAAGTTAGCTGATGAGTATGACGATAGACTAGAGGATGATCCAGATGCAGACTTTGATTTCGATCCGTTTTCTGACTTAGGTCCATCGAGGTACGCAACAACAAATCCTGCCGAAGCATTCGCAGAATTCGGCAGGATTGTGATTGCGAGCCCAGAGACAGCCAAGGCTCAGCACCCAACTGCCTGGAAATTCTGGAAACAAGCCGGGTTGATACAATGATCGCACAAACACTATCAGCCGAAGACTGGAATTACACGCGAGGTCCGCGCGGTGGCAACATCTGGACGAATGTGAAAACTGGAGAGATACGGAGGCAAAAGGAAAACCCAGGCGGGAAAGAGAAGGGAAGAGTAAAAGAAGATAGCAGCGGCCAAGCCAAAGCGAGAGCGTTTAAGAAATACGACGATCCCAGATACGTGGCGGCCAGAGAAGAGTGGTTCGGCAGTCTAAGCGACGATGAAATGAATGCTTTTCGTGCATGGAGCGGGAGCGTGGACATGGCTACTGAGATCAGGAATTATCAAGCCGGTCTACCTGGCAGACATTCGCAGCATGTTAAAAGCGTCACCGAGACCATAGCCAAAGCCCTCGATAGGGCACCTAAGTTAGCCACGCCCGTTTACAGGGGACTCAACTTCCGCAGCAGCGAAGATCGCAAGGAATTCATAGCCTTGATGTTAAAGAACAAGGGAATGGCTACACGTGGATTTACGTCGACTTCCAGGTCACGGGAGATTGCTAGTAAATTCTCGGATGACTATTACGGTGTTGTGTTAATAATCCGCTCCAAGTCTGGCGTAAGCATATCTTTTGAAGACATCGCAATCCTAAATGAAGATGAAGTTCTACTGAGAGAGAAAACGAAATTGAGGTATGATTTCAAAACGAAAATCATGGGAGAGCCGAAGTTCGGAAAAAGCGGAACGATATACATCGGGATGACCGAAGTCTAGGCCGCGAAACAACAAACCAAGCGAGATGCAAGATGACAAGCCAACCAAACAGAATGATTGACACAGGCATCGACGAGGCCATGGTAACCTTTGACATGAGTAAAGAAGTAAGCGACTCACGGCACTCGCTGCCAGAGATATTCGACCATCCAATCAATGTTGAGTTGGAAGATGGAACGGTGATCCATGCCGATGGACGCAAGAGCCATGATCAAGTCGACGAAGAAAGCCTGACAGACGACGACCGTAAACTAGGAAAGGAAGCTAGGCAGCAGGCTCTCGACGGCCACAACCCAGCGTCATGGGTAGCCGACGAGGACAAATGGGAGAAGGCAAAAGACATTGTGAAAAGCGGCAAAAAAAAGTACAATGAGCCTTATGCCGTGATTACTCACATTTACCTGGAAAAACTTGGAGGCAAGATCAAATGACCGTCCAAACACTCGCCGCCACAAGAATCGAAGCGTGCCCGACTGTTTTTGCCAGGGCCGGAGGAATGCGGCTATCGACCGACTACGGTGAAGTCACTTACCCGGAAGCAAGGTCGCTTATCGAAAACGGGTGCGAGATGCTTTCCGTGGAAAACGAAGATGGCATCACGGTTGGTGCCATGATTCTGGATGACAAGTGTTCTGGCGATTGGTCGTTCGTGAGGATGGACGCTTCCAGTTGGACGCAATCGAAAGGCCCCCGTGGAGGGTCCATCTGGACGAATAGCAAAACCGGGGCCACCAGGCACTCGAAAGAGAATCCGGGCGGGAAAGGCAAAACGCCAAAGGCGGAAAAAGGCAGTTCTGCTGACAAAAAAGGCAGCGGCGTGAATCACGCGATCTCCAAGATCGCAAAAGACATCCTTCTGATCCCGACCCTCAAAGAGAGAAAGAGCGATAGCCTGGATTTCCATGAGGTCGCGGTTTGGACAGTCAGGGATGCGATGCAGAAGGCATTCAATGCTGGCCAAGGGAAGAATTCCAAACCGACGAAGAACACTGTTTCTATGTTCGAGAATATGGTTAAGAAGTACATGGACATCGATACACTGAAAACACAAAAAGCTGGCCATCTCGATTTCCATGAGGTTGGCGTGGAGTCTGTTAGGATTGCGCTAGAAAAGGCATACAATGCTGGCAAAGCGCGCCGGGAGCACCCAGAGCTACACCGGCGGAGTAAAACGAGACCCCAATAGCGTATTCGGTTAAGAAATGCCAGACGCGGCCAAACGATCCACCGACCTGATTATTGGTCGCGGCCTGATAACGGCTGAAGCGATCGCGCAAAAGCTACGCATCAGACTGGCCCACCGGCTGGCCCGAAATTTCAGCCGGATGTCGTTCCACCAGTTACTCGGTATGGCCCGGCAGGTTCTAGGCGAGTTCGAGCCACTTCTGGCTACCGCAATGGCCGATACGGAAATCGCGGCCTGGGTTCGCGGCCTAGGGGTCATCACCAACCGCACCCCCCAGCGGATTCTGGCCCTATTCACTTCCGGGTTTCCCCCCCTAGTCCCTCCAGGGCTCGTTCTGCCGCCTGACCTCACGATAGGGGACGCAGGGCCTATTGTGGTGTTTCCACGCCTCCAGGAGGCCACACAGGCCCTCGTGGACCGGAATATCGTCACTAGGCCCCAGTTCGACTCAATGACCCGAGAAGCTCAGGGCCGGGCCTTCACTGTGGCTGGCCAAACCAACGCCGAGGTGATCGGCAGAATCCGAGATGTGCTGGCCGAGGAAATCACCGAGGGGACCAGTTTCGGTAAGTTCAAAAAACGAATGCGAGAGGAGCTAGATGTAAGCTGGGTAGGACCCGGCCATTTGTCGAATGTTTACCGCACCAACACACAAGCGGCGTTTGCCGATGGCCAAGAGGTTCTTTTCAACAATCCAATAATCCGAGAGGCATTTCCATACGCTAGATATACTGCGATTGACGACGGCAGGGTAAGAGATAATCATTTAGCGCTCGAAACACTTGGGCTGTCTGGCACAAATATATACAGGATGGATGATCCTGTGTGGGATATTTTCACGCCGCCGTGGGACTACATGTGCAGGTGCTCCAAGACAGCCATGACGATATTACAGGCTGCCAAAGCTGGCGTCCGAGAAGCCAAGCGATGGAACCGAACAGGCCAACCACCAGACGATCCAGAGTTCAGAATTGACGACATCCCATTCAGACCGACAAACAACTTTGTTGGTCCACGTCGACGAGTTGCGTAGGTGATTTCTTATGGCATCAGTCCAAACTTGCATCGTTACCGTTGGCGGACAGCAGTGCCTTGATCCAGCAGAGCAGAGGAAAAACGCACTGGAACTTGGCACGCCGATGGACTTCTGGCAGGTTGCAAGTTCTTACAACTGCCCGAGAGGATTCGAGCCGGGGGTGGCCTATGTTCTGATGCTAAAGGTTCAACTTGACAAGCTCGGGGAAAACTCAACGCATAGTGTCAAATTCATATGCGACAATAAGTCGCTGACCGTAAAGAACATGCGAATCCACAAAGGTTCGTGCATGGGACTGCGGGCCAGCCTGGCTGATAACAATGTGCCGTATCTGGTTGAGCTACGTGACGTTAGAGAGGTACTAAAGTTATCGACGATTGCATCGGCTTACAATGTCAGACTCGGGGCTCCCTCAACGACCTCTGGCAATAGCCTCTACTACCCTGAGTCTCTCAACAGTGGCTCTGCATGGACCTGGCAGACCATGTTTACAAATATATGGGCCAGTCTTCCGTCAGTCGCCGGCACAGCGCCGACGCTCCCTGGAACTCCAACGCACGCCCCGGAGAACTATCAATTCATAGGCGTTAGCGCCTGGAAGTCAATTAAGAGGATTCTCGACTACCTCGGCTACGAAATAATTTACAGCCCAGTCCCAGGTACGTTCACGGTTGTTGAGTATGGTGATACGCAATCGGGATTATCGGTTAGTCTAAATGCAATCCTGGACAAGAAGATATTCGACTACCACCCAACGCTCGGCCTGCATAGCTCGGCCCCAGAAAAGATACAAGTGTTCTTTCCGCGTCAGGAATTGTACCAGGGCATAGAAAAGGACACACAGAGAACCGGCAACTGGTTGATGACGCCGTATTACAGCAAGACGGTGAACGCCATATCAACCGGAGTCGCTGGCACGATAATGCCAATCTGGGATTCCACGCCGGCACTTTTTAACTCCTCTGGAACGGTTACAAATTCAACGAACCTAGATTCACGCGCGGCGGAGATAGTTGCAAACATCGCCAAACGAATGACGGATGATTCACATGACAGGACAAGAGTTTTGTACGGCGGACTGCATACCGCGATCATTCCAGGTGAGCAGATATCCAACGTAACATGGCGGGACTACCGCGACGGAAACGGAATGATAACAGAGTACACACGGAGGCCAGTATTAAGAGGCGGGGCGTTTTCTGATGAGCAGACTTTATCCGGCGACACAATGCTGCCGATAGACGTTTCGCGTCCCGGCAAGCCGAACTACCCAAGGCTCGCGCAGATGGTTCAGGCCGATGACGGGGCAGCCACGACTGGCGCTACACTGACACCGAACGGAGACAAGCTCACGCCAGGTTTCGTGATGCGGTACGTCGAGGGAACGTGGTCACAGCAAGAGGCATGTTGGATCAGGGCTGCGGACCTCGTAACCGGATCAAGTCCAAGTGAGACCAACGTAACCAGTATGCGACAGAAGGACAGGTTCCCTGCCAGGCTCAGCGGAATACAGACTTCCTCTTCGGATACGCGGCCTCTTTATATAGTCCGCCTGGGAGGTAATGCAAATGACATGTTCAAGGTGTCAGCAGATACAGGATCAACACAGAATATTAACTCTGGAGACACGCTCGACTTCGACGCCACCGATGTAAGTTTCACAGGAGAGGCCAACAGCACCAAAGGGGATCGTGGAATTGTCCAGCAGATCGAAGTGGACGGCGGCGATTCAACGATCAAGCATCTACGCACCGCGATAGATAAATCGGTATTGCAGCAGATTAAGCTCCAAGGTGCTTTTACGTCTGGCACCACGCCGGTGCTTGCCAAGAGTGGGACACGGAACGATATCACCTTCGATAGCAGCGGCGAGAACCCTGCTGTATCTATCGTCGGCGGAACCGGGCTGATTACATGGGACGTTATTCTTGGCACGCTTGCCAAAGTAAAAGATGACCAATCAAGTCCAACCACAGTCGACTTGACCGGCCCAACTGGGTCTGCTGATATTGAAACAATCCAGTTCGTCGGAACAAACGGTGCGAAGTTCACCGTCTCTAAAGCAAGTGAAGTAATTACGGTTAGCATGGACCCGCTTCCAATCGGGGCCGTCATAATGTGGTACGGCGCGATTGAGACGACCGTTGGCGACAACAAAGGCAAGCCAATAATCAGCACCGGACCATCAGTATATATGGACGATTGGCGACAGATGGACGGTGTAGAAAACGCCAGTCCGAATCCCGGCAGCGGGATGAACATGAAGAATTTTGCAGTCTGCGGTTTCGATGGCACCGGCACGCCAGACGGAGCAGATAAAGCGGTACCTGCCGTTGTCACTGCCCACCCGCCTCACTACCACGGAATGTCAACCTTAACCTCGACTGAAGGCCACGGCGAAGGAGGTGACGTAACCTTGGCAATAGATGGTTGCACAACCAGGGAAAAGAACTCCGGTTGCGTCTCGGAGGTTACCTTAGCTCATGATTTTACCACCGAGGGAATTCCCCCGACGAAAGGGCTGCATTTTATTGAAAAAGTCTCCTAATCTAACGCCTCCTATCAGCGATCTTTTCGGATCATATACCAACCGGCAGGCTGCTATCATCTTGCCGGGTCCGTCTCTGCTGGACTTCATGCCTCTGCTTCGGAAGAAACTAGCAGAAGGATCGGATGTCCTGGTTTGCAACAATTGGTTTCGATTAAAGGAAACAGGACTTCACCTGAAGCCAGACTGGCTATTCCTATTAGACATGTTGTGGTGCATGGAATTGTTGTACACTGAGGCCGAGAAGCTAAGGCAACACGGCACCAGAATTACAATCTCTTATCAGATTGACCAGAAACCCTTTGCGCCAGACACCGTTTATTCACAGATGTACGGAGAATGGAAGGATTACCCAGACACAAAAAACCGCCCACGGAACGCCAAGTACTGCTGGCCAATGCGGACCTTTTACCCGTCCGGCAATCGAATGATGGAAACGGCATTGATGCTAGGATACAACCGCATCGACGTATTCGGGTGGACGTTCAGCCCAAGGGATAGGTACGGAGAAAAACCTGAAGGAGAAAAGCCAGAAGGAGGGAAGATCATAAAGACAAGGGCCTACAAAGCCGAGCCAATAGTGTTGTCGGAGACTTTTATCAATTCTGTAAATAGAGGCGAAAAGTACATGCGTAACTTTTTCAATGAGCTAGACGCATCCGAGAAGGCCAAGTTTTTCATCCACGAATACAATGACCACCCGTTGTACACCTGCGTCCCGGAGTGCTTTCATGGAAGCTAGAACACTGGTGGTCGGCATCATGCGGACAAACAGCACTAGGGTTGAACGGAAAGTATTTCAAAGGGTAGGCGGCATATCGCTTGCGGCCAGGTTCATGCGGAAGCTACGATCAATCGAGCGGCCTGACGTTGGCATAGGCATCCTAACCAGAGACCAAGACATCATTGATTGCGCAAACGGCAGCGGAGTTAGGGCCTACCATCGCTCAGAAGGATCAATATCGACTCCGATAGCAGACAACCTATGGAGTCAGTCTTATGAAGAAATCCAACGGAACTACGATAGGGTCATAAGAGTCAATCCCTGTATGCCATTCCTGGAGGTGAAGACGATAGAAGATGCTATCAGATATTCACGAAGCCTCCCGTTCTGGACTTCGGTATTTCAACGCAACGGCTGGCTGTGGAACGAAAAACGGGAGCTAACAAACGGCGACGACGAGCCTAGCTCAAGCAGCAGCGGTCCACTATACTACACCATGGGCTCTGCATTCTGGGCCTTCTCGGCTGAGTCACTTTCCTGGGACAACATACAGAGATGGCAGCAGTGCAGCGAGAGAATCATGCCCTATGAATGGTCGCCAGAATTCTTGGACGTAGATACGCCGTCTGACCTGGAGTTATGCAGAGCATGGCACAATCACGCCTTTCACCAAGCGGGGAGAATTAAAAATGAGAAAGACAAAAAAGAGTGAGCCGGCCATAAAAACCTGGAATGCCGCCGAAGTGTCGCAACTACGAAAAGAGCTAGGGGTCACTCAGGTGAGGTTTTCAGTAATTGCTGGCGTGAGCGTGTTCACGATACATAGCTGGGAGAACCTAGGCACGAACGGCAATCAGCGAAGGATTCCAACCGCCACGTCCAGAGTCGTTCTCGACTCGCTAGAGAACGAAGCCAGAATAACAGCATCCTGGAAGGCCGGATAAAATTTCAGAATTTACCGATTCTGGGGTTGTACTCTGTACAAGTCGATGCTATATTTACCCCCGAATGGAAACCACGAAAAGAAAGGAATCTCGAACAATGCTTGTTTTGTCACGAAAGAAAGACGAATTCATCGTAATCAGGCCACCTGGATGCGAAGAGATTACTATCGTCGTCATCGAAATACGTGGCGATAAGGTTCGGCTCGGGATCAATGCTCCACGGGAAGTGCCTGTCCATAGAAAGGAGGTAATGGATGCCATTGACAGAAAAGCGGCAAAAGAAATTCCAGACAACATCACGTAGAGCCTGGAAAGAGCCACGATCAGAAATCAGCACTCAAGAATAGGACAGTTTTTGACACTGCATTGCAGGTATAGAGAAGCCTGCTGAAATGATTTTGATCCATGTGGTGAGTCCATTTATTTATTTTAGTATCAGTAGCTTGGAGCCAGTGGAGAAGAAAGCACGGATGCCATGCCGGACGAAAACGAAATCACACTGCCGCCGATTGGTTTATATCACGACATTCCATTCGACACTTACAAGGCATGGCCAGCGCTGAATGCCTCGACTCTGGTTCACGGAAGAACAAACATGGAGCACCTAAAGGAAGCCATTGATGGCCACATGGGCATGGACTCCAAGGACCTGGCATTCGGCCGCGCCTTCCATTGCCGTCTTCTTGAACCGCATCTATATCACGAGCGGTATCTTATGAGCCCTGCGGAAACACGGCCAGCTACCTATGGGATGGTTCTGTCTGGATGTGCGGAACACATGCTCCCGAAGACGCCATTCAACCAGAGGAGTACGTAACCCCAGAGGACGCCGAGACCCTTGAGTTAATGGCTGCAAAGATCAAGAGCCATAACATCATTAAGCTCATTAGACAGCACGGCGGCTTTGAGACTTCGATGATCTGGAATTATGAAGGAATTCCCCTAAAGGGCAGGGTGGACAAACACATCCCCGGCGGAACCTGCCCGGCGACCATTCTCGACCTAAAGAAGGTCCGATCAAAAAAGGGAGACGACGAATCATTCGCCAGGTCTATTAAGGAGTACCATTACGACATCCGCGCAGCCATGTACGTTGACGCAATAAAAGCCCTGACTGATGAGTATCCGATATTTGTGTGGGGCATCATAGAAGATAAGCGTCCATTCAGCATCAACACAATCTACGCCAATAGAGAAACACTTGCCGTTGGCCGGTACAAATACAAGAAATTACTCGACGATTACCGACACTGCGAGAACGTAGGCGAGTGGCCTGGTTACTCTGACGATTTACATCCAGGAGGATTGTCTGAGTATGAAATCAAAGTACACTCAAGCGCAATACAGGAG